CCTCGTTCTGATGTAATCAGAACAAAAAGTTGGTTGATTTTAGGGCCAGAAATAGCCCTGAAAAATCTATGTAGTTTGGGGTTATTATGCCCTATTTCTATCTCTCAATATATAGCTAAGAAATTAATTGGCCTGGGATTTCACGCGACAGGCGAATTAAGCAATTTGATTGGATAGAGGAGGTACGGGAGTTTCAAACCAACGACGGGATTAGACCGTAGCCTCTATGTTTTAGGTATACTTTGTTAAATTGATTAAATTGATTAAATATACCATGAATACACTAAACCTAACCAAAACTATAGAGGTTCGCGGCCATACCTAGGCAAAGTCATCATAATATATACCATGAATACACTAAACCTAACCAAAACTATAGAGGTTCGCGGCCATACCTAGGCAAAGTCATCATAATATATGCCATGAATCAAAGAAAAATATTTATCATTATTGAATAATCATAAAAAAAATTATTTTTAAAAATATTGAACAAAGTCGATGAAGGAGTTTGTATAAAATAAAAAAAAGTTTTTTTTTTGTGTTTTATGAATTATGTTAAGTGTATATGTTTTTATTTCAAGTCTATGTTGTGTATATCTTTTATTCAGACTTGATCTCTTCTTCGTCAAGCATTTTACGTAGTTTTTCCTCTATGGATATATCACCATCATCTTGAGATTCCTCAAATTCCGAATTAGGCATATCAGGGTCAAATATATCACCGTGTGTTTCACATAGTTCACACGTTTCAGTTGGTAATTCACCAGGTTTGTGATTGTGTAAGGGAACCTCTTTCTTTTTTTTCTTTAGAATCGGACGTTTCTTCTTTGGTTCTGTAGGTACAGGTAAACATTTTTGCTTTTCATACATTTTAATGTGTAATGTACAATACTTTTCACCGGGTGTACACGGTTTTGTACACTTGTGTCCCTTTGCCGTCATTGCTGAACACTCGATTTTTGGTTCTTTGGGAACTTTTACCTTTTTCTTTCCGTGTTCTGGTACAACCTTTACCATATGTTCGATCTTATCACGTAAAAGTGTATTTGTTTCGATAACCGAATCCATCTTTTCACGAAGACATTTATTCTCCTCTTCGATTTTTGTAACCTTTTCAACAAGTGTTTGTAATAACACATTGTTGGAAAGGACGCTGTTGTTTATTTTGTCAATGTGGTCGTTCGAATCACGAACGAGACCGATAAGAATATTTTCAATAGAATCCGACATTTTTACTTTACTATTAATATTAATTTTATTTCACTTAGGTTTTGTTTAATTATGGTATATATTTTCTATTATCATAAACGTGGCAACCAATATCCCTCACTATTTTCCACCACTCCCGGCAAGTCCGCCGTAGCCGTAGCCGTAGCACGTACCCAACCAACAAGTCTGTGTATCTCCATCTTCTACAGTGTTATTGTTGTTGTCTTTACATGTTTTACCAGCATTTTTCTTTTCTATCTCTACATTATACGTTTGTGTTCCACTCCCACAATCGTTGCCGTTTGGGTTCACACAGCTGCTCCAATTACCAACACAGTCAACGTCACAGCCAGCGTCGCTACTACAGGTTTGACTTTGATCTGCGAGGCATGCTTTACCCATATCGTTCGGTTGTTGTGTTACATTGTATTTTTTTGTTTGTGTTCCAGAACCACAATTGTTCGAGCATGCAGACCAATTATTATCGTAAGTACCCTCGCAGTCAACGGGATTCCAAGACGCAAACGTCCACTTAAACCCAGCAAATTTAGTTGCATTTAAATTTTGATCTGTTTTTGTATATAATTTTAAGGTTGTACCGTCACTAGATAAAAATTTACTTTTTGAGTCATCAGTCTCTGAACTGACCTGGCGTATTTTTCCTACATTACCATCTTTATCAACTATTTCAAATTTAAATTTTGTTCTGGTATCACTGACTGCTCCCTTTGTTAAATTATCTAGTAAGTATTCACCATCTTCGTACGTAAAGTTAAAGTGTTTACCCAATGTTTGTGGAATAAGTGATAAATAAAGACCGTTTTGTCCTATGTTTAAGGTAGCTGCATTATTAGTAATCTTATAAGCAGTTTTCTCAATAACCGTAGTGGTTGATGTACTTGTTATTGATTCAGGTGTGTATGATATCGTCTCTGATTTTGTCATTGTCAACGTCACAGATAATTGCGATTTTTTAATATTAAGTTCGTCTGGATCAGGGGATTCATTGTTTCCGTTATAGAGTAATACATCTTTTTGAGTATTTGAGGTATTCCAATCAAAAGTTTTATCATCCTCTTCTACCACTGCATACAACTTGAAACTGTTCTGGCCGATAACTAAATACTCACCATTACTAACGATGTCCGCTGAACACGATCCAAAGTCAGTAATCAATATTTTATCGTCTGGTTTTTTAATAAGAGTTTGGTTTGCGTTGGTTGGGTAACTCGTCGCGCCGGTCGCTTTTACATAATGTTTGATTTTAAATCCTTTTACAACACCATTAAATCCGGGTGAATTAGTCCAAGTCATCGTAAACGTAACGTTTTTTGATAACTCTTTATACTGATCATCTCCAGTAGCATACTCGACCCCGTACGGTTCTATAGTATAGCCACTCGTACCGGAACTAGCACTTGGGTCAGGGTTAAGTGTTCGTGAAAATGATAAATTTTCAATTTTAAGTTCGGTAGTATCACTCGTTTGTTCCGAAGTTTTAGTTTCCCCTGGTCTGGTATAATAAACAATAAGAGCGATTATAATCGCAGCAAGTACAAATAGTCCTACTAATAAAGGAGTATTATCATTCGAGGACTTCATTTATTAGTAGTATATATTTTATTTTATTTTATTTTATTTTAATTTTAATTTTAAAACTATTCCTTAGTGATTTTCCAATCTTTCATCGCCCTTTCTTTCTGCGAAGACGTGCGACCAAATAATGTTAACCACTTTATTGTGGTGTCATTTGCATTGTGGGGACCGAATAAATAATATTCTACGTCCACGTCTTCATTATTATCATTCTTCTCTACCACTACTGTTTTTAACATTCTATAATCGTCGTTTTTTGTAATACTTTCCGTAAATGTAATGATTGCTGCTTCGCCTTTAGTAGCATCTGTTTTTAACGTTAATGCACCTGTTGATGCGTTTTTATTCACTCCTAGATACTTTTCAGTATTCTTTTTTTTAAATTTAAATTTTTCACCGGTAGTATCTTGTGAAATAAACTCTATACCTGTAATAGAAATATCTCTAGTGAGTTCGTTATCATCGGGTAGGGTAGTTGCAGTAAATTTATACGATGTATTTTCTATGGCCTTAGAGGTTCCGCGAGTATTACTGAGAAGAGATACGTCAAATGTTACTGTTCTTGATTCAGTCATACCAATACTTGCAGTTAAATCTTCTGGTTTAATTACTAATTCGGGTGGATGTGTTGCATTGCCTACTAAATCTGCAGTACCATCGTATAATGTAATTTGTTCATTAGCGTTCGTTGCTACTACTTTAAACATATTCTGACCAACAAAACTATACTGATTAGTGTTGTCGTCCGGTAAACCAGATACCGTAATTGTTATATCTGCATAATTCCATGACCCGTCATCATTTTTCATGCTATCAGGTACATCAACAGTTTGAAGTGCGGAAGACGACGAATACGAAGCGCCGGGGGCCCCTCTGATATAATGTTCAACCTGAATTTTTGATACAGTTTCAAAACCACTTTGATTCCCCCATTTTAATGTAAACGTAACGTTTTTTGATAACTTCTTTTCGGTATCACCTTCTACATACTCGTCATCGTCATCGACACCGTTAGCGTATTCGATAGTATACGGTTCGATCGTATACGTTTCCGAATTGGAGTTTGGTGAAAGTGTTTGGGCGATTGTAAGATCGCCTATACTAGGTAAAGTGGGACTGGGACCAGTCGGAGTTTCAGTTTTTTCTTCTTCTGGTCTGGTATTAAAGTATATTACGACAGCAACTATAACTACAACGAGTGTGAAAAGTACCCCTAATAAAAGTCCGGATGAAGTTTTCATTTATTAGTAGTATATATTTTATTTCGTCAATGCAAAAGTTATCATCGACCACCAGTATAAGCGGCCATCTTGGCCTGTTTCTCCTCTTGTTCGGCCATCATGGCCTGTTGTTCGGCAAGATACTGTTCTTGTGCCGACAAATACGATTTAGTCTTGCTTTTCTGAAATATAGGTGTTGCACTACTGGTAAAGTATGTTGTATCTTCCGGCTTTCCGGTGCCTGATACAGTCGCACTCGTGATAAGACACTCAGATTTGCTGGTGACGATCTTTTCACCCTTCCAGTTCGTATAAAAGTTTTCAGGGTCGTATTGGATAGAATTACAGTGTTCTAAATCGTTACACATTAGTTTACATTCATCGACACTTAAACCCATAACACGAGATTCCCCCGTTATTCTTTCTCCCGGAATGTCATCAGAATTTACATATTTACCGTTCAAACCGCTGAAGTTATATTTTTTATTTTTATGTTCAATCCATGAGTGAGAAGGAGGCTTTGGACCTGTAAATAAAAGTTTTGACAGTGTCCAATTCTTTGCGACCCCATCGATATGGGTAACAACAATAGCAAGGTATGAATAGGATTTTACATTCTTAAAAGAATATTCGTATAAGAGTCCATAATTCGACCAAGTTTTGTTGTACGGGTTACTCCAATTTTTACCGTCGTTACTTACCAACCAAGATGGGTTATTTTCCGTGTGTAATATTGTCCAATTTTCATCGTCATTACTTCCCATAGTAACCCATTTGGATGGTAGTGTAGCACCAAATTGTCCTTTTGACCTTGTTTGAAAACGTACAGCTTGTGGTGTGAAAGCATTCGGGAGCCGCGAGAGTTTGATTTTTATCCATTCTCCCTCTACACCACCCAAAGACTTCTTTGAGTATGTACTCGGCGTCCACCCGTAAGTTCTTGACCACGTTTTGCTTTCGCTTCCTTTGTACTTATAAGGATAGAACCTAGAATATACAGATGCTGTGTCCCACCACACGCCATACCCCTCGAGTATACCGGGTCTGCCGCTTGTACTGATATAGTGTGTGTCATGTTTTCCGTCGAACGCCTTCCAAGCGTCACTACTTCCATCAGAGTCTGATACAATATACTTCCCAGATGAGTTAGAGGACAGATTTTCTGGAGTTTTTGGTGCTGAAGGTGGTGGTGGAGGTGCTATGAATACTGCTGTGAAAGTATCGGTTTGCGTTTTGTTAAGTTTAATAACATAGGTGTGTGAACCGTAGGGATGTTGGGCGTCGGTCAAAGTCCAAGTGAAACTGGTTTCTCCTTTCGCCAAAGTACGCGTTTTTTTAGTAGTTCCCCAGGGATCTACCAACGTGACGGTGAACGAACTGTCTGCGTTCGTAATGTTTGTGATCTTCACCGTCAGTACTGGAGCGTTGTCTCCTCTTAGAGAAGTGCTGGTAGAGTGAGAAACTGTATAGGTGGGTGTAGGTGGAGGTGGTGGTGGAGGTGGAGGAGGTGGGGGAGGTGGAGGAGGTGGTGGGAGAGGATTGAAACCGGGGCTACTTAGCATGGGTGTGTCACCCATTATTATATCCATCTCCAACTGTTGTTGTATCGAGTCTCTAATATTGAAACCGGGATCCCCAACTCGCATGGGTGGTTCGTCGATTACCTGTGGTGGAGGTGCGGGTGGTGGTGGTGGTGGATTAAAGTCAGAAGAATGTTTTGGTGGATTAGGCATTAGAATTTTAAATGCGTTAAAATCGTATGTAAACGAATTCATTCCCGGACCTTTAAATAGTATTCTCACATCATTACTGGTTGGTTCCTTTTTTGTATGATAGAAAAATATATCTATATCCACTTGCGGTTTGAAATTATTACCATACTTACTAAACGTTCCACCGTCAAATGTACCACCACCAATTGTACCTTTCGAAGAAACTGCTCCTAGCATTTTGTTGTTTACTAGTACATACCCTTTGTTATTATCACTATCAGTTTCTATTGTAACCGAATACTTGCCTTTTACTCTTATTGTGCCAGGATCCCATGTACCTTCGATAACTGAATCGGGATATGTATATTTAATTCTCCAGTAATGAACATATTTTTGAGAATCGGAAGTAACGGACCCGGTACCTCTTGTAGCAGAATTAAGATCCTGAAAATTATAAACATCTGGCCTGGTCAATGCATATTCACTTTCTTCTATTTTGCTTTTAGCGGACGAGAAAATGAACTTCTTCGTAGGGGAATATCGTATATATTCAAAATTATTCGCCGTATTACTGTATCCACATAGTTTCCTATTACACGGTTGTTCTTCGAATGCTGTTGGGCATGAACCCCCATTTCTTGCTGGTGCAGCCTTTTTAAAGGTTTTCGTTTGTTTACCGTTAGGTCCACAGGTCTGAGTACACACGCCCCATGTATCACCACCAATACCTATACAGTCAACCTTTGCAGTTTTTTTGGGGAAAGTAAATGTTTTTTCACTTTCTTGGTAATTAACTGCAACTTTATCTGTTGATCGCGAAACTTCTATACCATTTGCATTCTTTAACTTAACAAACATTCCCACCCAATTACTGTCCCAACCACCGTCTCCATGAGAACCTCGATCCACAACAACTTTATCAATAGGGTACTCTTTACCTAGATCTATCTGAACCCAAGCCGTATATTTACCTTGTCCATGAAAAGTGTCATCTGCCGACTTAAACCACGTAGCATTTTGTAAATCTGTGCGATTATAACGAGCTTGAGAGTCCTTAAAGATTTTACGAATTGGACCATCGGAACTTGACACTGGGTGATTTTCTTCAGATGGGGTTTCCCATCTTCCTCTGAATTCGATACTATTATCAGGTAGATCCTTTGTAATATTTTCATCATCGAAGTATACTGCAATAGTTTGTATAGGCGTTTCCGTGAGTATAATTTTTTCTACACCTTGTTGCGAAATCGTCTCAACCGTCGAATTTTCGTACCCGTACCAAACGTATCTTGCAATATTTGTATCAGCGTGTACAAATTTGTTTGGTAAATTGGAATCTGCATATTCTATATCGGATAACTTAGCACTAAAATCAGTTCCGTCAAACCTAATATTTGTAGTTATAACTAAATTAATATCACTTATTTTATTATAGTATACTTTAAGTTGATTATCACCAAATATTTTCCCGTCGAAATCCTTATTTTCTATAAATGCAATGTTTACGAGTTCAAAATTCTTACGATTTTCAACGTCTGTATTTTCAATCTTGTGTAACTCGTCCCCATCCGAATTTACTAAAACAAGTATCCATTTATCTACAGACTCTTCAACGTAATTTTTATTCTCCCATGAAATATAAAGTTTATTAATCGTATACGTTTCACTATTATTCAAACAACGTATACTATATATCAAAAATATGATAAATAGAATGATAATAACAACCTGTATCATTTTATATATCACGAGATTTAATTTTATTTTATTTTATTTTATTTTATTTTATTCTACTTTTACGTCGGAAACTTCTGGAAGATTTTGTCCAGATGAAGCTTTAGATCTACTCATAAGTACGTAGACGAAGATGGCCATAAAGGCGACGATAACTGCTAACATTCCAATTCCTTGGTAATCCATTTTTTTATATAGTATAGTATTATATAAAAAATGCGACCATTTACCACCGTCCTGATGGAAGCTCTCTTCATTGGTCTCATGTTACAAGTTTTGGTCCTGGGTATTACAAAATATATCTATAAAGGTACAGGTGTTTTAATTATTTCAGGGGCGTTAGTACATTTATTGTTTGAGTATTCGCCTTTCGGAAACATTAACGAAAAGTGGTGTAAAATGATATTCAATTAAAAGTTTATAAGTTCATCTATTATAGCTGTTTTATCGTATTCGAGTTCCTTTAACGTCTCGGATAATTCTTCGTGTTGTCTATCAATATCATCGTTATAGTCTTCAAGGTAATCCTTGAAGAACATACGTACATTACCAACGTCGTGTCCTGAATCTAAAAGTGAACCAACCGTATATCGAGGTAATCGAATACCGAGTTCCCGTGCGCGTCGTTTTACAGCTTCTTGTCGAACAAAATTCGTCACGTTTCGTCTATGTTTTAGTTTTTCCATCTTTTTTAACGTTTCGTGGATTAGTCTATTTACTTCCATAAGTTCATCTTCGAGTTCGTAATCGCGTATCTGTTCAGGAACAGGTGGTGGTGTTTGTATCTCCGGTAAGTCGGGGTGTACATAATCCCCACGTCTTGATTGTGGTGGTGTTACCGTATCGTATATCGTAAGATCATCAAGATTATCCCCTAATGGTGGTAGTCGAGGCATCGGAGAAAAAGGTATGGGTATATCAACACGACGAATTCTAAATTCTTCTTCATCATCACTATCAGATTCGGTTTCGTATTTGATATAGTCGTGAATCTTTTTGATCGAATCACACATTTTAAGATAATCGCCTTCAGAAATTATCTTAGAATTGAGGTCGAGCGTTTGCATTAACGATGTAAGAGCGTCCATTTTTAATATATTAATTTTTTATTTTGTTTCATTACAACTTAGGTTTGTTATTTTTTCTTAAAAGTAAAAGAGCTTCTACGGCTTCACCAATATCACGGTGTTTTACACAAAACCCGTTTTTTCCTTGGCGACAGAGACAGTTTTCGTATACACAGTTTGGACGCATTTTTGAATGTGTAATGATATATCCGTTTAAACTTAGGTTCTTATTTCACCTTCTTCAAGTTCAGATTCAGATTCCGAATTGTATTCACTCTCGTTATCCAAATCGTCAATATTTTCTGGTAAATGATCGTATAATCGATCGTGGTCGATTTGGTACGTAATTTCATAATCGTCAAGGAAATCACGCAAGGAAATCCTATCGTTAACACCGTATTGTTCGTCTAAATACGATTTCCAAAACAAAAGATTCTTTTTCGTGATTTTACTCGGGAAAAGTTCGACGGTAAATTCTTCGTCACCTTTACACCCACACTGTTTAAGAATATCCTTTTCACTTTCGAAGGTACATATCAAAAAAGTGTTCCTAAAACACCAATATCATTAGGTTCGTAATAAAATTCAATAAATTGGGCTTGACCGTACGATGTTTCTAATTTTCTATTAGAAATACCAATATACGCAATATACTTATACGTACTTTTAGGAATAAGGTGTGTGGGGTACCCAAAATCAGCGCGTAAACCGTATACTTTACATTTTTCACCGGCTAATTCAGAGAAGAGTTCGTTAACGTCGAAAAGTTCGACAATCGTGGTACAGTTTTTAAGGAGTTCGTAAGTAAGGCTCATCGTATTATATTACACATTAGTTGTTAAGTTTTAAGTCCATATTTTCAGGGAACGAGTTATAAAGTTCCGTCCAGTCGATGCTTCCGTGAAGGTTATTTTTTTCAACAAACTGTAGAAGGGTTTTTTGACAATTAAACTCATTTTTAAAGTAATTCATCCAAAACTCAACCCATTCTTCTGGGACGTGTCTCGGAACAACCATGGTATCCAATTCATCCCTTGCCAGAATTTCAATCACTGGTTCAATGATACCCATTCGAGTACCATCTTCATATTTCTCTTCATACATAAAGTCTACTAAATGAAGTTTGTCGTTAAATGCAGATACACCGACATACACGACATGATCAAGTTCTTTTTTGAACTTTATTAAATCGTGTGGAAAATTTGATTTCAATCTCACTCCATACACTTGAGAAGGTGTACCAGTTGAAAATTGATCGGTTCGAAAACTTGAAAGAACACCGTCAAGTTTGTAAAGTCTTTCAAGACTAACCGTTTGTTTTGTAAGTTGGCAAATGAGAGACATTTTTTTTATTATACTTATTATATCTGGTCTATATCACTTAGGTCTTCACTATACATCAATATTTCTTCGGCCACGATTTGATAAAATGCCATTTTATACGCTAAAAACCCAAATAAAGTTGCCCCCATATTAAAATCGAATGGTAAATCATTAGAATTCCATACAGATTCGGCTAATGCGAGACACGTCGGTAAGAGTAATCGTTTATTCAAACCAGGTATTTTTTCTATATTATCGACATACGAAGAGAGTGAATCGACATACATATAAGACGCGATTGTTCCTAAACTTGCAGAAATACCGTCAATGGGTGTATGAAAAATAAAATGGTATGTCGAAACAGCAACACCGTATTGTAAAGTTGACTTTTTAATTTTATCTTTTATTTTTTCATATTCCGCTATACCTTCTTTACGTTTAGTGGGGCACGATATTCTAATGGTTTTAGTGTAGGGATTTATTATACTCAACATTACAATTTATTTATTTATTATATATCTATACCTTTAATAATATAGTTTTCATCTTGAAAATATTTTTTCTTAAAATGACGTTCTTTTATTTTAAAATTATTACACCTTTGTTCAACTTCGTGTATATTAATTTGAATAGTGGTTAAATCTATTTTATTTGTAGATGATTTTCTCCATTTATCACCGAAGATTGTAGAATATTGTAGTTCACGTCTTTGGTACTTAAGATCCTCAAGTAGAAGTTTATAAAGTATGAGTGAATATGAATCGTATTCACTACGTTCATAATCATCAAAATAAAGCTGTTCACGTGCCATCGTATTCATACGTTCACGGAGTAGGTTCTCCCCACTTTTCTCTCCATCGGTTAACCAAAGTTTCGAGTCTCTCCTTTGAGAATCGTGAATTTCTGGAGGTTCGTCGAGGGGCTCCCGGGCACACGAGATCACGTGATTCGTACGCATTAAGTTTTTCCCATATGAGTCTTTGCATGTCACCCGGGAGTTCGTTTGTCGCTTGACAAAACGAGAGTTTATAGTCGTACGTGTGTAAGGCAATGTAGTCGTCCATTTCATTTTTTTATACATTTTATTAGAAGTATGTAAACTTAGGTTTCTTAGGAACCTCTAAAATGATTATCTCATTCGCTTCATTTTTAGATATAATATAGTCATTTTCACACATTTTTATAGATGGAGGTTTCTGTGTTTTTATTTCAGGTTTTGGTCGAGATGATAACAAATTACACACACTCGAATAAAACGAAAACATCACTGCTATTATTTATGTTTATTTTTTTATATACTAAATACAAGATGGTTTCACTCCAGGACTTACCTAAAAAGGTTCAGTATATAATTATAGATTCAAAATTTGTAAATGGTTCAAATAATACGTTTAGTATAGATCTTACACTTGAATCAAATTTACATTTAGAAGATATGACGCAAGTGTGTGGTCTAAAACCAGTCGATTTTTATGTGACACAAATTGGACAGGCAAATACTAACTCCGACACTCATGTGAGTAGTGTCGCGAAGTATGTTGATATAGTATGTGAAGATATACCTAAACGTGCACAAATACTCGATGAACGTAATGGACAAATTTTAGCACGTGTACCACTCGAAAGACATTATAATCATGGCGCACATACTATAGTTAGAGATAAGCAGTGGAAATCATTCCAGAGACAAACAAACTTATTTAATCCTATATCTATGCAAAAACTTCATTTTAAGTTATATGAATACCAAGAAGATACAGATTATGTTACTTTACAACCGGATTCAGAATGGTACATGGTTCTCGAAGTTACAAGTATAGACGTTGAAGAGAAACCCGTGAATCGCGAAGTTCAAATTCTAGAAGCTTTACATAAACTTATCGGGAAGATAGAGGATCTTAACGTAAACGTTAAAAAACTTCCGGATAAGGAGGATATCGAAAAAATAGAAAAGGAAAAAAAGAAAAAGTACCCCTTGCGTTACTTAATACTCTTTATAACTATGATAATAGGTGGATTTGTATTTGTAAAAAATAAATTTACTCCTTCGATTCCACAACCTTCTTTTTAACCACACGTTTAACAACTTTTTTCTTTGGTGTTTCTGGTGCTGGTGCTGGTGGTGCTGGAGCTGGTGGTGCTGGAGCCTTTACTGGTGCTGGAGCCTTTACTGGAGCAGCAGCCTTTACTGGAGCTGGAGCCTTTACTGGAGCAACAGCTGGTGGTTCGATTGCATCAGCTATTTGTTTAAGAATACCATAGACAGTTTCTTTGTGAATTTTTGATCTTTGAAGTGCTTCTTCAATTTGTTCTCTAACAGAGTCCATCGCGTAATATATATAAAAGAAATATTATCTTTATACTAAATGTTATTCATTGGTCCATCTCTTTTGAGTGGGATAGGTCAACACTGTAAAAAATATATGAATCTTTTTCCTGGGAGTCAGTACATTGAACTACAAAATGATATACCGCAGTGTGAAAATGCATTTATATTTGCTTTACCTGTACCATACTGGTTAGATAAAATTCCGGAAATTAAACGAAAAATCAAACACGTTACGTGTATGACTGTATGTGAAACCGAAACGGTTCATGAAGACTATGGTAAACTATTTAAACTTTTTGATAAAATCGCCGTACCAAGTGAATTTTGTCGTCGTGTGTTTAAACGGCAATTTCCCGATGTAAAATTTTATGTCATACACGCACATATACCTAATAAAAGACCTTATACATTTTATCATATTGGTAATGTTCATGATCCACGAAAAAACTTTAATAAAATTATTGAAACATTTGTTCGTATGAATAAACCTGATACGCGTCTTTTGATTAAGGCGACGTGTAAACAACCAATTCAAATAAAAATACCAAACGTTGAAGTTATAAACGGTCTTATTTCTGATGAAGAAATGGAAAAAATACACGCCCTGGGTGATTGCTACGTAAGTTTTTCGAGTTCAGAGGGTGTAGGTATGGGTGCAGTAGAAGCGGCTTTGCGAAATAAACCCGTCATTATAACGGATTATGGGGGTGCGCCTGAATACATAGAAACACCATACTTAATTGAGTGTGATCTTCAGTATTTGGTAAAAGATGATTTTCTATTTAAGGCTGGTATGGAATGGGGAAAGCCAAACGAAAAACAATTACGTGAGTTTATGGAAGATGCATACACCAATAAAATAAGATATATGGAACATCCGAGGACTCATATGTTAACGTGTAAAGAAAATGTATTACAGGAATTCATCACTAATGTAATTGGTAAGAAAAGTGATGACACCCGTGAGGATGGCACCAGACATGAGTGAGCCTCTCTGAGCAATGAGCATAGCGACGACATCATCAATAAATTTAATATTAGTTGGTTTCTTAAGAAGTTCTGGTACGATTTTTGAAATTGCAAGATAAAGTGCCATGGCTATTATGACAGGTCTGAGTGTTTCTTGATCTAACATTTTTTATAATAAGGAAACATTTATTTTTGGTATAGTTGCTAATACGTGATCTTCTATTCTATGTTTTTTACAGTAGTTCCCACACACAGCTTTGAATGTACATTTTTTCCCTGATAATGTAAAAGCTTTACATATATTACGAAATTCAGAGGCGTCCTGTTTAGGAGCAGAATCTAAGACCTGTATCGGTTTTGTTTTTTGAGATTCAAGTTTCTTTTTTCTCATTTTATCGAGAATTGACGCCATTTCTTCTGGTGTTTTTTTACTTGTTTTCAAGGTTTTGGATACACGTAAACAGTCATCATAAGTCTGAATATTTGACTGATGTTTTTTAGTGAGTACATTTTTAGTATCACTAAAATTCGTTTGAATCACGGTCGGTAGAAAGTATTGCGACATCTTAATTTTTACTAAAAATAAAATAACTTAGGTTAGTAAAAGATGTGGTTCTTTACAAAACTTAAAAGAACGTATAGCTTCACTTTAGGTGAATAATATAAAAGATAAAACCTTTTGTTTTTAAATGTATCTTAAGTGGACAAAGGAGTGTTATTTATGTGAATGTCCATTAGAACCACATATACACACGAATAGTACAGAAGAACGAATACTTCTTCGAGAATATAAGAAAATAAAACCTATTTTTATGGTTAACAATTGTGGATATCTGAAATTTTTTGATATGAATATAAAACGTACCTGTTATGCGTGTTATATAACATCTTACAAAAATATTCAGCCCAACTCACTTAGAAACAGAGAGTGCGGTCGCATAAAAAATATATATCCAAAACCCAAGTCAAAAACAAAAGATGAATTATTACATTGGTTCGAAGGACTAAAAATATACTTAAGTAAAAGACGCAATACAACATAAATGAGTGAAAGTATTCAAAAACTCACACACGTGGAACACATTTTAAAGCGTCCGGATTCGTACGTTGGACCTGTTTCACGTGTAGCGGAACCATATTGGATATATGAAAACGATAAATTTGAAAAGAAAACTATCATGTATTCCCCAGCACTTTTAAAAATATTTGATGAAATTTTAGTAAATGCGATTGACCGAAACTCTATGTACCCCAAAAATGTAACGTCTATGAGTGTTTCTATCGATAAGGTGTCTGGTGAAATAACAATTGAAAATAATGGACCTTTGGGTGGTATCTCTGTTAAAATGCACGAAAAAGAAGGTTTATGGAATCCAGAGTTAACGTTTGGACATTTACTCACGAGTACAAATTATGACGACACACAGAAACGTGTTGTTGGTGGTCGTAATGGATACGGTGCAAAACTTACAAATGTTTATTCGACTAATTTTTCTATAAAAATTAAAGATGGGGAAAACAAGTGTATATACACACAAGAATGGTCAGATAATATGAAAAAGTGTAATACACCCAAAATAAAAAAGTATTCGAGTGCTACATCGAGCGTTTCGATTACTTTTATACCAGATTGGAAACGGTTTGGTATGACAAAAATGGATGATTCTATATATAAAATTTTTGAAAAACGGGTATATGATGCAAACATTTGTACGTCACAAAATTGTAAAGTAAAGTTTCAAGGTGAAGCATTGGCTAAAGCATCATTTAATACGTATGCAAAAATGTATACAAAATCTGATGAAATGTGTACCTTTACGAGTGATAGGTGGTCAGTGTGTATTGCACCTTCAGATGATGGTTTCGAACACGTATCGTTTGTGAATGGTATATGTACCACAAAAGGTGGTTCACACGTTGATCACGTGTCTGGAATACTCGCAAACGGTGTTATTGAAGATATGGCAAAGAAAATAAAACTTCGACCTCAACAAGTCAAGAATGCGTTTTTTGTTTTCGTAAAAGCAACACTTGTCAATCCAAGTTTTAGTAGTCAGGTTAAATCGGAGTGTACACTCAAACCACAAGACTTTGGGAGTAAGTTTGAACCACCAAAAACGTTTATAAAAAATATTTTGAAAACGAGTGTTCAATCAGAACTCATGGCATTATCGAAGTTTCGTGAAATGAAAGAATTGAAAAAAACAGATGGATCTCGTAAATCAAAAATAACGGGTATCCCAAAACTCGATGATGCGAATAAGGCTGGTACTACACACTCTGGTAAGTGTACTCTTATTATTACTGAAGGTGATTCTGCAAAAACACTTGCAATTGCTGGTCTTTCTGTCGTTGGTCGTGATCATTATGGTGTTTTCCCACTCCGAGGTAAATGTAAGAACGTACGCGACGCGAGTGTAAAACAACTTACCGAAAACAAGGAGTTTAATGACCTTAAAAAGATTTTGGGACTTCAGCAAGGGAAAGTGTATACATCACTCTCTGAACTCAGATACGGGAGACTCATGATCATGACCGATGCAGATAACGATGGAAGTCATATCAAAGGTCTCATTCTTAACATGATTCATTATTTCTGGCCAAGTTTACTCAAACTCAAGTTTGTTGTAAGTATGGTCACACCTATCATAAAAGCGTCTAAGGGTTCAGAAACAAAATCGTTTTATACGGACTCGATGTTTAGGCAATGGTATGGTAATGGTAAAGCTGGGTGGAAAATTAAATATTATAAGGGTCTTGGTACTTCTACGTCTGCAGAAGCCCGTGAATACTTTAAAAAAATAAAAGATCTTACGGTTCAATTTGATACGGATACTTCAATGGATGAATCTATAGTTCTTGCATTTGACAAGACAAAATCAGACTTACGTAAAACGTGGTTACTTGAAAGTACGGAAAAGAAGGCGTCCGAACTCGAAGTACAATATGGAAATGTTGAGCGTCTCGGTATTTCTGATTTTATTCATAAAGATCTTGTGAATTTCAGTCTTGCTGATTTGAAAAGGTCAATTGCACATGTTTCAGATGGTTTGAAACCATCACAACGAAAAGTGTTATACGCGTGCTTCACAAAGAATCTTACATCTGAAATGAAGGTTGCGCAATTAGCCGCATACGTTTCGGAAAAAACATCGTATCACCACGGTGAAGTTTCGTTGGCAGATACAATTGTAAAATTAGCACATAATTTTACGGGGTCAAATAATATTAATTTACTTGAACCATGTGGTCAATTTGGTACACGTCTTATGGGTGGTAAAGACGCGAGTCAAACGAGGTATATATTTACAAAACTGACTAAAAGTGCGAGAATACTTTTTGATTCTAACGATGATCCAGTATTAAACTATCTCGACGACGACGGTAAACAAATTGAACCAGAATATTATGTTCCTATATTACCAACCGTTTTGGTAAATGGAACTGAAGGTATTGGTACTGGATTTAGTTCATATATACCACCGTTTAATCCTTCGGATATTAAACAAAATATTGAACGTGTAATTAATGGTGAAAACATAGTACCAATGAAACCGTGGTTTGATAAATTCACAGGTCGTGTGTTCAGTAATGAAGATGATTTATGGATAACAGAAGGTGTATGGAAATCTTCGGGTAAAAATATAATAGTGACTGAACTTCCACCGGGGCGTTGGACACAAGACTACAAAGAGTATCTCGATACTCTTATCGAAAAGAAAAAAATTACGAATTACGTGAATAACAGTACGACTGACAATGTTAATTTTAGTATCGAAGGATATACGGGTAACGATATCATAAAAGATTTTAAACTTCGTAAGACATTTCATGTATCGAATATGCACTTATTTCATCCAACAAAGGGTATTCATAAATACGAAAGTCCAGAAGAAATTCTTACCGATTTTGTTAAAATACGATCAGAAACATATAAAAAAAGAAAAGCACATCTTATACGTGTCTTAAAAGAAAAATCTAAAAAACTTGAAAATATGTCGAAATTTATTGATATGGTTATTCATGAAAAAATTATTGTTTTCAAACGTAAACGTTCGGATCTCGAACACGAAATGGGGAAAATATTTGATAAAATAGATAATTCGTATGAATATCTCTTGAATATTAAAACGTATCAGTACACAAGCGAAGCTGTACAAAACCTCAGGGAAGAAACAACAAAATCGAGAATAGAGCTTGACACATTACAACAAATGTCTCATATCGATATGTGGAAAAGGGATTTAAAAATATATAAACAATAAGTAGTAAGTATGTGTGATACATCTGGACCAAATACAGGTTCTATACTATCACTTAATGCAATTGGTAAACAAGATACGTATCTTTTGGAAGATGATCCTATTCATTCATTCTTTAAGTATGAAAATAAACAACACGCTAATTTTACAAAATTTCATAAAAGTTTAAATGTTAATAAACCAAGTAGTTCTTCAACATCTTGGCCTTTTGGGGAAACTATAAAGGTCATGTATAACCCGAGAAATATGGGAGATCTTTTAGCAAATATGTACGTAACATTTGAATTACCAGCTTTAACGGGTTCTGATAGTTATTATGCGGATCAAATTGGAAGACATATTTTTAAATCCGTAACCATGCGTGTCGATGAAACGGTTGTTGAAAAGTTCCATGGTGATTGGGGAATTATATACGATGAATTATACCTCGATGAATCAGAAAAAAGAACAAAGAGGTACACGTTAAATAGAAATAATGCAGAAGATACATCTTTATTATCTGGTAACCAAATATTAGCTCAAAATAAATCACGTGTTTATATTCCTATACCTTTACTCTTTTCCCGTAAGTATGAAAGTGATGAATATGAAACAAATAAACCAAATCGTCCCTACTTTCCAATATGTGCTATCCATAAACAAAAACTTCAATTTGAATTTGAATTTCATAAACAATCTTTTTTTACAAACGAAACTGATAATATTACTGTAGACAGTTTTGATATAGTTACAGAAGAAATAGCACTTGAACCAATTGAACGTACTTATATAACAACTAAGAGACACGTTCTCGTTACTGATAGTGTTAAAAAACACCCCACTTTGGACATACCAGTGGGTGTACAAAACGCAAAACTTGAACTTGTTCCAAAAACGCCTGTAAAAACACTTAATTGGTTTTTTAGACAAAATGCGTTTGAGAACGAAAATACATATGAAGGTGGTACAACTTTACTTGCAAACGTATTTGCAAATAGGTATAACTTTTCATCAAATGTAGAATATTCTATTAACAATGAATTTTATAACCCACCAATGACAAGTGCTAAAATATTTGTAAATGGTGAAGATGTACCAAATATTCAAGATAGTGATCATAAATATTTTAAATATGTTGTTCCATTTTCGAGTCGTTTATCACGACCTTTACGAAACATTTATACGTATGCATTCTCGATGAATCCTATTAATGTGGAACCATCGGGAATGTTGGATTTTAGTCAGTTACAGTCAAATAGAACTGTTTTAGATATAAATATGAAACAGGGACTTACAAGTGACTATACACTACACTTATATTATGTAGGATATCAAACATTCATTTTTGAAAATGGCATCATGACACTTGTTTAGAAAAAAGAGCATTTTTATGATCATGAATATACTCAATTATATTATTTTTTATACACCATCTTATGAAATTCAGTTGTGCAACAGTCGTATGTATTTCATTGGATGTACCCGGGATAGTGTACGATATTTTAGACGAACGACAAAATGGGTCAAAAAGTTTTTTACTATATCCATCTAAACTTGATTTATATGCACAGTGTACACTAAATATTTTACCATCGTTTGTCTTATATGATAGATTGTTTTTCTTTGAATAATTTGTTATAAACCATTCAAGATTTCTTAGAGAAATACCGCCAGTTTTATTTAGAATTTCTAAAAGTGTAGCTCTATTCTCGGGTATATTATAAAATGTATCGATCGATGTTAGTAGAATAGCTGATTTATTCATTATTACATTATTCCACGCAATTCTCTAAATCCCTTTCTTGATACTTCACATGCCGGACACCCCGGTTTAAATATACATTCCGTTAAATTATGTGTATGACGTATACCTTCGTTATTTTTAGAAACCATTTCTACAGGTCCTCTAAGTTGAGGTTGATCGATATGACTCCCACACATTCCATTAAGTTTAGCTCTTGCTATACATGGAGAACCATCCTTTTTAAAGCCTCTACAAAAATTTAATGGGTTTTGTATATCCGCGAGTAACAATTTTAAATTTATTGAATATTTAACTGATATTTTTTGCATTTCCTTAACCATACGCTTATACACTTCAGTTTCTATCTCTTCATCCCAAAGTGTTTGTAATTTTCTGGATGTCATATTTTATATACGTCATTATTTTTTAAGTGATTTGAACATATCACTTATTTTCGGTTGCCCTTCAATTTCAGCCTCTAGTTTTTTCTTTGGGCGTCGTTTCGGTTTCACGCGCGTTAAAAGTTCACCGAATATTTCTTCTTTCGGATCTTCAAAGAGTGGTTCAATTAAATCACATACGGGGTTTAGAAACTTGTTTATAAAATAATAATTATAATCAATTTTTAAATTATTATCTTTGGCGTATTTTGGATCTTCCGACTTTTCAAACGCCTTTGCTTTAGGATCACCCGTATCTATGAGAATATAAGGTACACGGTCACCCGATTGTGGTTCAGAACCTGGTTGTCTTTCACGCATTTTTCGTACAACTTGAACGTGAGCTTGATTAATATCCTTAATATCGGGACTATTAATAGAAACCGAAAACCCTTTTGATTTATACGAATCCGATAAACCCTGACTCAGAATTAGTTTTTCATTAGGTACATCACCTTCAATAAGTTCAATAGCCCTTTGTAAAGCGAGTTCCTTTGGTGGACCGGTATCACTACTTTCTAAAACAACATCAAGAAGTTCTTTACACACTTCACGCATGTGAGGTGTATTGTCCCTCCGTACTAATTGAAGTCCTTTGACGTCTATATAATCCATATTCATATTACCATCTTTACCTTTTGTCCAAAGTTTTGCCGCGTATCGTTTTTTTGAATATAAGAAATACGGACAATATACCTTTTCAAGTTCAAGGTTATTCGGTGCTTTGAAGAGTTTAGTACACTCTTCCGCAGCGCGTTCACCTATTTCCCAACTATATTCAATTGCTTCCTTTCCTGTACGATTTCCTACATCAAATTCGACCATAACTGAATCCGTGTCACCATACCTTACCTTTGATCCCGGGAAATTCTTTTCAACATACGCTTTTGTCTCGTCAATCATACTCCGACCTTTTAGAGTTACCGTTGAAGCGATTTGTACACAGGGTAACATACCCTTTGCCGCACCTGTAAATCCATATACAGAGTTCATCGACACTTTATACGCCAATTGTTTACCATTATACATTTCTTTTAGAGCACCAGTCGATTGCGCCATGTCCTTTTTAGCTTGTTTACGAAACTGTTTTAGTTCTAGAAGAATACTTGGTAAAAGACTAGGGACATCTTGTGCAAACTTATAAAACCCAAACGTTTCGTATGTTACACCAGGTATATTTTCATATTTGGAATCCATAACCATCGATGAATAACATAAATTATGTGCCATCATAATTGATGGATACAGACCTTCGAAATCTAGCGCTGTTATTGGTGTGTAATAGGCACCTTTCTGTGCCTCTAGAACGGTTGCACCTTCGTATCCTTCCGCAGAATATTGTCCCCATGATATAGTTGGAACCATAAACCCCATTTCACGAGCCTTTTTTGTTAACAAACTAAACACTTTGATTTGTTGTCCTCTTTCTACTAAATAACAGAGGGGAACCCATGTCGCTTTAGCCATCTCTAATAAATTAACAAGTATAGATAATTTTGATAACAAACGATGAGGTAAAAGCGTATCCTTAATACAATATTCAGCAACTTCACGTAACTTTACGGGATCTTCTTCAACAAAACGCGCAAACATTTCTTTCGGTGGCATATCAATTTTATTATCACCGAGGTACAGTTTCGAAACGTTATCGAGTTTGTATGAATCAAGTTTATATCCCTTTTTAACTTCATGAAATAGATCGAAAATAAACCGTCCAGGCATCGGTAAAATCTTGAGATCATTGTCACCAAGTGCACTCGAAGACAACTTCTTATACACAAGTTCACATGAATGATTTTTCATTTTACTCATTTCATAGAATGTCTGATCACACCCCGTCATGACCGCACGTTTCATTATATATTCTAAATCAAAGCCGAATATGTTCCAACCTGTTATGATATCAATGTCCTTTTCCATAAGATACTCCTTGAATGCCATAAGCATTTCACGTTCAGTCTCGTAACTCTTAATTATACACCCGTCTAATTCTGAATCTGTTTTTTTATAACAAAAACATGTTTTATCGTACGGTACGTCAGAACCAAAGTGTGTAAGTGATACGGCAATCTGGAAACATGCATCACCTTTTACGTCTGCATCAGGAAACTTACCTGTTGAACTATTACATTCAATATCTACGGACGCGACTACAAAAGGTGCAGTCTCTGGAATATCAACTGGTTTAAGTGTTTTCCAATCGTTACAGAACAGATCTATATTAACCCGTGCTAAGTGTGAACGTACACACGTATCTCCTGAATCCATCCATCCGGTGGATTGAATATTAGTTCGGTGCATCAACCTCAGAACAGGATCTAAGTTTGATTCATATACTTTATATTTCACGGCTTCATCGGGTAATGTACGTTTTAATCGCCCATTTACCATACGTCGTGCCGCGAGGTTCTTAAAGTTTAATTGCATAAAAATAAATTTTTCATTATTTTGAAAACCCCAGACATCTTTAGATTGAACGATATCATAACTTATCAAACATTCAGGGCATAACTTATCAATCTTTGTATATAAATTACGAATATCCATTTGTGATGTTTTCTTCGGGAGTTTCACGAAGAAGTATGGTGTAAAACTGGTCGTAACACATACAGACTTACCTTCATTTGTTTTACCAAAAATACTAATCAAGTGTTCGTCTTCCGTGTCTTGTGTTTCCCAGGTCAATACTTGAAACACGACCATTTTTATCTTATTACGTTAACGCCCGATTTTTTTAATATAGTATAGTAGTAAATATGTCAGCTGCTTTGATTGATCTCGTCTCAGTCGGTGCCCAGGACGTCTATATCACAGGCGATCCTCAAGTCTCTTTTTTTAGACAAAATTATAAACGTCACACAAACTTTTCGATAAAACCAGAACGTATGGATTATATCGGGACGTTTGGATCGGGAAACGAAGTTTCCATTCCTATCAAATCTAAAGGTGATCTCTTGAGTTACGTATGGATTGAAAATGCCAATATTAACAATAGAAATCATAATAACTGTATTTTTAGATCCGCAAACGGTGATGAAACTTCACCAACTGAATTCTCTCTGTGGATTGGTGGTCAAGAAGTTACAAAATTAGATACACTTTTCATTAATACCGTACACAATACGTTATATAACGAATCTTCGGCAAAAGCGACGTGTGCTTCGACGACCCAAGACGGTGGTGATAATGCACCAAATGGTAGTTACATAATCCCATTCTTTTTCAGTGAAGATTGGACGAAATCTTTACCACTCGTCGGTCTTCAGTACCACGAAGTTGAAATTAGAATTAAGTGTAGAAATGGTACATTTGATTTAAGTAGTAGTACTAGACCAAAGGTATACGGTTCGTACGTGTTTGTTGACACAGACGAACGTGAATTCTTTGCTAACGGTGAACACGAACTTCTCATTACACAAACACAACACCAACCAATGTCTGCTTCCGATACGTCGATTGATTTGACCTACTTTAATCACCCAGTAAAGGCCGTTCACATAGCTGCAGGTAACGGGAACGACGTCACGGGAAATCGTCAACCAACATCATACGCATTCACGGATGCGTCTATGTTCATCAACGGTGTTCCACTCTTTGAAAATATGACACACGAATACCACAGAAACGTTGTTCCATCGAGACATTGTTCGGTTCTTAACACCACGGTCGATTCGGAACAAATATATACATGGCCATTCTGTCTTACCATGAACAAGTCCCAACCAACGGGTACCTTGAACTTTTCGCGAATCGATAACGCGAAGATAAATATTAACGGTCTATCAGGTTCAAATACAGCCATTGATATGATTCGTGCGTATGCGGTCAACTATAACATTCTCAGGATTAAGAATGGTATGGGTGGTATCGCATTTGGTAACTAAATTAGTTCTTACCCGAAGATCCAAAACCTCGTTCGCCACGTTTTGTTTCTTTTAATTCATCAACTTCCTCAATAAGTGGTGTTTCACACTTTTCCAAAATGAGTTGGGCGATTCTATCGCCTTGTTTAATTTCGAACGGTTCACTCCCGTGATTAAACAAGATAACCTTCAATTCACCCGTATAGTCTGGATCAATAACACCGGCACCCGTTTGAATACCGTGTTTTACACTTAAACCAGATCTAGGCGCAATACGACCATATACACCATGTGGTATCGTTGCACAAATACCCGTACTTACAATACCACGTTCACATGCATTGATAGTCATGTTTTCGATACTGTATAAATCATACCCGACCGATCCAGGGGATGCACGTGTCGGTAAAGTTGCTTCGAGAGTTAATCGTTTAATTCTAAGTGTTTCCATGTTTTTTATTAATCTAAGAGTTGTTTCTTTAAAACCATTTAAAATATATACATATTGTAGTAATAATGTCTTTAGAAGTAGTAACTTATGCGAATAAATCGTCAGGTATGTTCGAAGAACTTATAAATAACGAACACGGTGTTAAAGTAAAAGTTCTTGGTATGGGTAAGAAATGGAATGGGTACATTGATAAATCTATTGGTCTTTTGGAATACATGAAAACAAAAAAAGACGACGATATAATTGTTTTTGTAGATGGGTTTGATACAAAAATAAATAAAGATATTTCAAACGTTAAGAGTCTTTTTGAAAGTTACGAGTGTAAAGTACTCGTATCTAAGGATCCCGAACTTATGAATAAATTTGGTGAAATATTTGTTTTTGGTAGTTGTAATAATAGTAACGTCGCAAATGCTGGTATGTATATGGGTTATGTCAAAAACCTTAAAATCATTTTAAAAGAGTCTATACAAATGAAATGTGTAGATGATCAGGTTAATTTAAATGCTTTATGTAAAAAATACAATTTCATAAAAGTTGATGATAAAGAACTAATTTTTAAAAATTTTAGTCCTTTAGATAAAGAAGAAAGTGTAAATGCAACATTTATTTCTTTTCCAGCTAGTGCAAATGAAAGTAGGTGGTTTAGAATGTTAACAGAATATAACCAATTTTATTACATTTACATTTTGTTAATAAATATCACTTTACTCGCAGTTTTTCCCAAAAAACAAAATTATTTATTGAGTTCTTTATTATTTTTTACTACCTTTTACGTATTTTACGCCGATAAAAGTTGTACAACAGATTAAAATACACAACAAAAACAACACTAAATCTTCGACAGATACTTCATAACTCAATACAGGTATTCGAAACATGCGGTAATCTTTGTAGTGACAAGCGGTTTTTTCACCTCTATTCACTACTTTTTCTGTAATTTTATCATATATTTTGTTACAATATCTATTATACCTATTTGAACTCATTTCACCACCCATTTTATATTCCTCATCTGTCCAAAATGAATTTTTTCTATCTATTTTTTTATTTAGATTTTTCATTGTTGTTGTTTGTACATCATAATGAAAAGAATGTTTATAGTTTATTATTTTTTCTGCACCGTCTCGTGTAATAAAATATGCAGCGGTCGAACCAGATAATAAATAAGGAATACCACCCTCTTCTGGGCATACACCGTCACAATGTAAACTTAAATAGTCCCAATCTATATTTTCGAGTTTCTTTTCCAAGTGAACAACGTTAGTAAATAAAGGAAATGCATCATCTTCTAATATAAGAGCAAATTCATTTGTATCGTTCTTTAAAAAATGTTTAAGTGCCCGTATATGACTGTATGTACATCCAATAGCAGATCTAGGCTTTAATAAAGGTGTTGTTCGAACAAAATGTTTTTGTAATTCACTCTTATCAATATCTTCAAATCTATACGCACTGATACGAATTGGATATATCTCAACTTCATTAAGTTTCTTTTTCTGAACATCATACCGTTTTTTCTGTGAATCCAAATTTACAACGTACGTATTAAAGTTCATTTATTTATGTAAATATTATATTTTACACTTAAGAGATGTAAAAATAAGCCATGCAATAATATGATCGACTGAATAATGTTCTCTAGAAGCCACGGAAAACAGGGATGTTAATATTGGCCATACAGGCCATAAAGGTGAACCTACATAATACGATGATATTATATTGACTGTGGCGTGCCCAGAAAACATATAATCGTTACAAAAACCAAATGGTGGTTTTAACTTACACTCTTTTGATGAAGGTAATGTCGTTACATAATTAGATAAAGCTCTAAATGTATACATAAAAATGAACATAGTTAAAAATTTTTCACGTTTTGACGTCCCCCATGATCCCCATGAAAAAAGAACCGAAAATATAGGAATAATTAATGCATAATCACCCAAATGATCATATTTTTGTAAATTTGGTAATAGTTTAAATCCTAAATCATATACTGGATCACCTTCTTTCACATTCCTTTTATACGAAGCGGTATATCCGATTAAACCATTCAATAATAAGGCTAATAAAAATAATATGTATATAAACATTTTTCCTATTTATATATACTGAGAATATATTTATAAGTATAAAAAAATAATACGTATATTTAGAAATGAGTCTTAAGATTATTATGGGTAACATGTTTTCGGGAAAAACGTCCGAACTTATCAGACGTTTAAAACGGTACAAGGTTATAGGTAAACGTATTCTCGTTATAAACTCTAAAAAGGATACGCGCGCATCAGAAGATGTTTTACGTACGCATGATAATGTTCGTTTCGATTGTATAAAAACCAATAATCTCGATGAAGTTGATTTTTCGGATGTTGACGTTATAGCTATGGATGAAGCTCAGTTTTTCACAGGTCTTAAAAAGTTTGTTGAAAAAGTTCTTGATTCGGGTAAAACGATTTTACTCGCGGGTCTCGATGGTGATTATAAACAAAGAAAGTTTGGTGAACTTATAGACTGTGTACCTCTCGCCGATAAAGTGTTTAAGATATCGGCGATGTGTATGGTGTGTATGGATGGGACACATGGACCATTTACAAAACGTATCGTACAAAATGATGAACTCGAACTTGTTGGTGATCATGACATGTATAAAGCGGTGTGTCGAAAACACCTTTAGATTAGAAACGATTAATATCTAAAATAAGAACAACACGTTTTTCTTCACCAGTTTTATCAACGCTATGGTGACGTGCGTGATCAAAAAGAACATCTTCACCGGGTTTATGTTGATGAATATCAAACTCAGTGGTAAGATTACTTGTTCCTTCGAGTGTTAAATGGTACCGTAACTGTAAATTACTCTCGGCACGATGTGCTGGTATAGACATCGATCCTTCCATGACCGCAATCATGGCATGATCAACACATGGTACAGTTTTTAAAAATGCGTATAACTTTGGAAAATCGTGTATTTTATAGTAATAATATTTTTGATTATATTCAAACCACGGATCAAGGTCATGGAAATAATACTTTTGTTTATTTTTACATAAGGTATCGTATTCATTTTTTATATCGAAAAAGTGTTTTTGTACCCTCCATAAACCTGTAAAATCGTCTACCGAGTAATGCGGTTTATAAAATAATAAATCTACGATTGAATTTCGTATACCAACGAGTGGACGTAAAGGTGTTTGAAAATACAATCTATCTATAGGCGATTTAAGGTAATCGTTCAATATCAATAGTATTGGTATCATGAAAATCCACATTTTTTTGTGTGTATATAATAAATGCCAGGATATAAAGGAAAAGAATACTACGCACCAGTACAAACACCAGATGTTAATAAATTAGAAAAACGGTTTCTTGGTTTGACCGATATTCAAATCGGATTATTTAGCTTACCTACCATTGTTATTATAGGTTCGGTTGTACTATTCGTTCTTAATAGAAAATCGAGATATAACCCATTTGTTCTTGTTTCTTTGATTTTAAGTTTAATACATTTTTATCACCACTACAAACTCGCTAAATTAGAAAATAAACAATAATTATATAGTATAAATGTTTATGGTCGAAGAACCGTATGGTATATCACAATTTCAAGCTTGGTTAATATCCCTCACACTTGGAATTGTGTTATATAGACGCAAAAAACGCGGCGAAAAATATATTCAGTAATTATATATGCGCGTTCGTTTAAGAAAAAGTCCACGTATTGATAAAAAGTTTAGAGTTACTTTTGAAAATGGAAAAATAGTTGATTTTGGAGCACGAGGCTACTCAGACTATACAATACACAAAAACCCTTTGCGTATGCGTTCATACGTAACACGGCACGGTGGGTTTGTTCCTCATATGGTACAAAAACAAACCGATCCTAAACTAGTTCATAAAAATATGCTTGATGTGACTCGAAGTGATAAAGAAAACTGGACAAAAACAGGTTTTTTTACCGCGGGGTTTTGGTCAAGATGGCTTTTATGGAGTCATCCAGATTTTGAAGGTGCGAAAAAGATTATATCTAAGAAGTTTGATTTATCTTTTCTCTAAGACCACGACGTTTAAGGTTTGCTTTTAAAGCGGTCATTAAATTTGTGCGTGGATCTCTTCTAGTTGGAACGGGTGGTGCACGTGGCACAGGTGGTGCACGTGGCACAGGTGGTGTACGTGAGACGGGTTGAGAAACTCGACGAACGCGTGGAGCATTTGGTTCTACTGTTCGTAAAAGTGATTTACACGTTCGTATAAGTTTTTTTGAATTTCGAACTTGGATTTCCAAAGCTGGCTGTCGCCGTCTTTGAATTTTCATCTTGAGTTCCTTTTCACTCAGAGGAACGCGTTTCCCTTTTATTTTTTTGGTTACGCGAAGACCGAAACGTTTTGCTTCATTTTTTAATAAATCTATCTTCATTTATATTACATTAGAAAAAATTGTCCGTTCTATACATTTTCGCCTGAAATGAACCAGTTTGTCCTAAAACCGAAACAGATTCATTTCCATATAGTTCTCTACATCCGATATCGTCCATACAATCACGATTATCTATAGTTACTGGAAGTGGGTACACTTGATCGCCTGGCGTTGTCGTATAATAATGATACTGATCACGACGCCCCCTAACTTCTTTACCGTATAAGGGTAATGTTTCTTCATCCGAACCTACAAGAACACCCATTTGTTGGACGTATCCAGGTTTATACTCTTTGATTGGTGGGTTTCTAAATTCTTTTTCGACTGGTATTTGAACTGGAACCTGAACTGGTACTTCTACAGGTACACGAACCCGCTTTTTAATAATAATTGGGTTACGCACTTGATATACAATTACAGCAATGAGTACCATTAACGCAATAAATAATAGTTTTTGTTGTGTTTTGTTTTTGATCTTCATTTATGTATACCAATATTATTTAACAAACCGTTTCTTAATTTCATTCAGTGGTGTTAAATCAATTCTATTAAGTCTGTACTGAACAAGTAGCCATAGAAAAAAGAAAATAGATTTTAAGAAATTGTTTGCCTCAGTGTCGTCCATTTTATATATAGGTCCCATTACACGACCAAAGAATGTTTCGTCTTTACTGTTCCCTGTTACGGCCATTTCCATCTGGGTCAAAGCACATGTATCATCATTGACCGACCAATGAAAAAATATGAATGGAACAAGGAGTGAATAAAATTCGAGGTTTTGTTTATTTTTCATAAATGGTACAACCAACATTGTTATGAAAAAAAGTAAATGAATGAAAAATATAATATTCATCTCTATTAGTATGAACGAAGAAAAGAAACTTCCGAAGATATGGCACCCACAACAGGAGAAAATACTAAAGTCCTGGGGTGAAGCCGCGGCCTGTTATAGGTATATGCACTACCAGGCATATTGTTCATACAAAAAATTGAGTATGAAATTCACTATACCACTCATAATTGTAAGTACAGTTACAGGTACTGCTAACTTTGCACAAGAAACATTCCCACCTTCCGTACAACCTTTTGTACCCTCGGCTATTGGTGGTTTGAATCTAATCACCGCTATTGCTACAACGATCATGCAATTTCTTAAAATTAACGAACTTATGGAAGGTCACCGCGTTGCGTCTGTACAATACGGTAAAGTTTCGAGAACGATTCGTCTTGAACTTACACTCCCACTTTCGGAAAGAACATTAAACGGTACAAATATGATTGAAAATATGAGAACCGAATATGACCGTTTGATTGAACAATCACCTAATGTACCCAAAAAAATGATAGATGCATTTGAACGTGAATTCCCAGATGATAATGCATTCTTCAAACCAGAAATTATGCATATACAACCCATTACACCATTTAAAGCCATTCAAGAAAACAAGGTTATAACCAAATTAAAAGATGCCGTGGGAGGTGTCGCAAAACGAGAACTTAAACAAGAACTTGACGAAATACGTGGAGTAAAAAAAGCTGTTAAAGCCGATATAGAACGTGTACAGGAACGTAAGAATGAAATATTGGATTTAAAAGATAAAGGACTCGTAAGTCTAAAAGGTGATCTCATGAAAGAATTACGTAGACGTACAGAACTCATGGAAGTCGTTACAGAATCACCGAAAGACGATTCACAAGATACGCCACCATAATAAATAACGTAAAGTTAAAGACTGTAATGCACATCAAATAAGGAAAAAGTTTTCTTTTTAAAGGATCTATCACTCTCATTTGAAGTGTATTATTTTCCATAATAATATCTAACGCCTGAGTAGCGAGATCTGCATCTTCAGTATCATTTGACATGAATGCCTTTGTTACAATACATAAACAAAAAAAGGTTGATCGTATTTCGCTCCATGACCGCGAAATAAAAGAAATTACGTCTCTATTAGAAAATGGTAAGAATGTGTTTTTATGTGGTGCGGCTGGTGTCGGAAAAACATTCGTTCTTAATAAAATTCTCGATGAGACAAATAGTATAGAAATATATGATGAAGTGTTACGTAAAAAAGATATATTCATAGGTACGATAAAAAATTCAAATATGTATGCATATATAGACGATTACGAATCCGATACTGCATATAAAAGTATAGTGGAAACCATATGCGAAGGTGGTCGTGTTACAAAAAAACCATTACTCGTGACGTCTAAAAATGTACACATGTTACCGAATTTTAAACTTGTATTCCTACCGAAACGTAAACCTGAAACTATTCAGTGGTTAAATAAAAATCACCCACGTTCAAAGATAGCCTCTGAAAAGTGTAAAGGAAATATAGGAAACTATTTCAATTACCTTGAATATAGCGACGAAAAGGATATTTTTAAATCATCAAAAGACATTATCGAAGATTTCTTTTGTAAACCAGGTACAGTAGATATAGAAGAAACTATACATGAACATGGACATATTTGGGGAGCCGTACACGAAAATTATCTTGGGGCCAACCCGGAACACCCCGACAAAATCATGAATGCATTAATAAATGCAGATACGTTCGATACAGAACTGTATAAAGGTGAATGGGATTTCATGCCTTACTTTGTTTTATACGCCATGAAAATACCAAAAATATATACGGGTAACACATTAATTGAACCCGATACAATACGTCCAGGGGAGTGCGTGGACAAAATACGGGAACCAGAAAATGCGTGAACAGAAGATTCGAAGTATACAGTGTCGTTCCCATACAAAAATGAACCACCATGAATTCATGCTTTTACGTGAGTATGCACAAAAAGGTGACGTCTCGAAGTTTAAAGAGTATAATCTAACACCACAGGATTTTGATGTTATGAACCATCTTGGTTTACAGAACAAACTAAAACAACGGGAGGTTACTAAAATCAAAAAAATGATTAAAGAAGATGGTCTAAATTAACTAAATGAATACAACTACACCAGCTTCAGAAGAAGAAGAATATAAAGTGTCTCGGGTCGTTGGTAACGAAATTTTCTATTACGGGGAAATTACCGATGTAGATATTCTGGAGTTCATCGAAGATTTTAAGAAACTTGAAATTGATCTTCTTAAAAAGAAGGCAGAACTCATAGGGTATGAACCTATTATGTACCTTCACGTATGTAGTGAAGGTGGTGATTTGTTCGCTGGAATAAGTGCCATGAACATTATCGAAAAATCACGTGTTAAAGTCGTTACTATAGCACAAGGTGTATGTTGTTCCGCTGCTACGTTTCTCCTTTTGGGTGGTCACGAACGTCGTATAGGTAAAAATGCACACGTTTTGATACACCAAATATCCACGAACGGGTTCTGGGGGAAATATGAGGAACTCAAGGATGAAATGAAATCGTGTGATAAACTCATGGATATGGTTACAAAAACGTATAAGGAAAAAACAACCATACCCCAAAAACAGTTTAAGAAAATTATGAAACGTGATATGTATTTAGATCCACAAGAGTGTATCAAGTATAATGTCGTTCATTCGATTGATTAGACCTACGAGGTCGGGGTTTGTTCAAGTCTACATGTCTCTTATATAAACCGATAATGGTCGCTATTATAAGAAATATACATAGAGTATTTGCATTTAAAGGAATAACCGTGTTTTCTGGAGGCCTAAGTCGTTCCATTCTTTTATAATCTACAACTGGTAGAACACTACTCATCTAATATAATGGAAACAATTTTTAAAACGGATAAAAACGGCAATCAAAGGTACACGTCAATTAGAGTTCAAAAACTGAAAGACGGTACCGCCAATATTATTAAAGCAACCGGTGTTGTTGATGGTAAAGAATCTATCTCAACAACACACGTTCCGCTCGGGTACGAGAGTGCCCTGAAAAGAGCAAAAACTATTTGGAGGAATTTACAAGTACCAGACGTTATGCCTATGTTAGCAAATAAATGGGACGATCGTAAAAAGTATATTTCGGAACCGTTCTACGTTCAGCCGAAACTTGACGGAGTTCGATTACTCGTCTCAAATAAAGGTGGAATTTCACGTACGGGGAAACTCGTCCCGGGAACCGAGTATCTCGGTAAAGGTCTCAAAGACGGTGAGTACCTCGACGGTGAGTGTTACGATCCAAACAAAACGTTTGAGGAAATTACAAGTTTGTTTAAAACGGACCCGAAACAACTCGAGTTTTACGTTTTTGATTATTTCGATGTGAATCGTCCCGAATTACCGTTCGAGGAACGCAAAAAGTACGTCACGGTCGAAACGAAGCTTGTTCGTAAGAAAACGTATTTGAAACAGTTCCATGAGAACTTTGTTTCACAAGGCTACGAAGGTACGATGGTTCGCGAACCTTCGAGTGTATACGAAAACGGGAAACGAAGTAATTACCTGTTAAAGTTCAAGGATTTCATGACGGAAGAGTATGAAGTCGTCGGCGCAAAGACAGGACATGGTCGCGATGCGAATGCCGTCGTATGGGTCTGTAAAACGGAAAATGGAAGTACATTCTGTGCTCGACCCGAAGGTACGATCGAACAAAGAGAGTATTTTTACTCAAATAAAGAGAAGTATTTTGGAAAAATGTTAACCGTAAAGTTCCAAAACTTGACGGAACTTGGTATTCCAAGGTTTCCCATCGGGATAGTATTTAGAGATTATGAATAAATATATTATATTACACAAATGAAAAGAGTTGCTATTGATATCGACGAAGTTCTCGTCTCGTTCGTTAAACCTATGGCAAAGTTCCGTGGATACAAAATGCCGACCACCCAAAAGTACCCCTACGTCTATAGAGATATGTTTAACATTACCGAAACCCAATCGCGTACCATGGTCCATGATTTTTACGAATCCGAGACGTTCGCGAAACTTAAACCGATCCCAGGTGTGTGTAAACAAATGGGGTATTTACGCAAACACGCCGATAAAATGTATATCGTTACGGGTCGCCAAAGTTACGCGCGTGATCAAACCGAAAAATGGCTCGAGTACTGGTTTCCCAATACATTCGATGATCTTATCATGACCAATAGTTATACGGATCACGAAATCGAAAAACACGAAATTTGTCGTAGTCTTGCCCTCGACTCGATCATAGACGATAGTTTTGACGTATGTACCAAATGTAACCGTATCGGTATTGATTCGTATAACATTATTGGGTACGGTACTATACGGTACCCGTGGGCTATACAATCGAATATGCAGAGAGTTTGGGATTAAGAAGCTATAACTATTACTATACCCGAGCCACCGTTGTAACCATTACCACCGTCTCGATTACCACCACCACCGCCACCCGTATGATTTTGACCATTTTGATTATAGTTACCACCACCACCTTGACCACCCGTACCACCTGTAAATGGACCGCCATATCCATTTCTCGAATCACCACTGGGTGCACCTCCTCCAGCAAACCATCCAGAATCACCGTATGTTGTACCAAACACCGATGAATAATCTTTACCGACACCACCGACACCACTCGGAGCATTATCACCAACGCCACCGGCTCCACCACCTCCACCTCCACCTCTCCCATTACCAGTACTACTACCACCATTAGAACCAAATCCTTTACCCGAATAACTATTTTGATTACTTGAACCACCCGATACATTTGCATCAGAACCACCACCACCAGAACCACCAGTGATACCTGCTTGATCATCACCTCCACCTTGTCCTCCACCTTTTGCGGTGTATCCAAAAGCAGTTGTATCAGAACCAGTTGTTGTGTATGGTCGAGATGTTGAACCATTTGCACCATCACCTACTACTATGGTCTGTTGACTGGAAACACTTTCACTTTGTGAAAAAACTAAACCACCAGAACCACCTCCACCTGAATAAGCATATCCGGAACCACCACCACCACCAACTAAAAGTATATCCACGGTTAAAGTACCACTGGGTGTCCATGTATACGTTGTTTGGTTACTCGCCGTTGAAGGTGAACCTAATACACCCCATATATATGTACCAGAAGGTGTATCGGAAAAAATATGACCATTATTTGCGGCTGCATTTACATCAGCATCACCATACACGGAATCAAATGATCCATAATGAAATACAACTTTTGTAAACGTAACCAAGAACGATTTCGCATAGTTCCAAAACTTAAGGTTCTTAATCAACCCGTTATAGTCTTCGCCAATTTTTATCATCTTCGCACCCGACGCGATCGTCGGGGTTGTTTGTGATATTAAATCACCGTTCACGTATAAATTACTCGTCGCCCCGTCGAAGTTTGTCGCTATAGTATATTCACCCGAAACCGTCGAGTTTGCGACCAGTGCGTGTGTACCATACGTAAGTATGATACCACTATTCGAATCCGCCACGTTTATAGATCCAGTTCCACCCATACCGGAATGGTGTTGACAGTAATAGTAAAGTGTACTTGGTGCATTCGCGGGAACAATAAACTGACTCGATGCGCCACTACTTCCCGGTGTTCCTGTCGTCGTCCACCCACTCGTGTATTGAGACCCACTCGCATGTGTCCCATTACTCGTTTCCGATAAACGTATAGGGTGATTCGTATTTGTAGACGTTGCTTGTGTAAACGTATACGTACTCCCGCGTATAAACGTAAGTGTTGGTGTTTCTACCCCGCTTATGTAATATTTATTTACACCCGTATTCCTCGTTCCATCACTCGTAGACGATAACGAAAGGACGTGTCCGCTAATTTGATTGAACGTATACGTCAAACCTCGAATCACGGAAAGTGAAGCTTGTTCAACGCCACCTATACTAAATTTACCACCACCCGCCGTTACAATAAATGCACTCGTACTCGATCCCGTCACGTTAATCAAACCACCCATACCCGCGGTCGTACTCGATTTATAGTACAATGTGTCGGGTGCCGATAAAGGTACCACGAACGTCCCGGTCGTGTACCCACTCGTATATTGCGTCCCATCACTCGCGGTTGCGATTTGGAGAACGTGTGAACCATTCGACGCGTTCGTTTGGTCGAACGTATACGTGTTTCCACGTACCATCGAAAGAGTCGGTCTCTGTGTTCCACCAATATAGAATCCGGAACCACCAACAACGTGGGTTCCATTACTCGTCGTAGATAACCGTAAAGGATGAGTACCATTCGATGAGTTTTCTTGGTTAAACACGTACGTTTCTCCGCGTACGAGTTGGAGTGTTGCTTGTGAAACACCCCCGATAACAAATTTACCACCCGCAACCGTCACGGCTAATGGACTTGCCGTTGGTCCGAGTATGTTTATGGTTCCACCCATACCCCCATGGTTCCCACACTTATAATAAAGTGTACTTGGCGCGTTTAAGGGGACCGCGAACGTGACTGACGATGTACCTCCATTCGTCACACCCGACGTATAAGTCGTACCATCGCTCGATGTAGTAATATACATTGGGTGATTTGCCGATGCGTTGTTATTGAACGTATACGTCTTACCCCGTACGAGTGATATGGTCGCTTGTTGGGTTCCATCTATGAAATAATAATTACTACTACTCCCGTAATACCCACTTACAGATTGGACCGTTACGGCAAATGTCGTCGAAACGGGTCCCGAAACCATGTTTATCGCACCACCCATACCCGAATGGTTCCCACAATAATAGTAAAGTGTACTTGGTGCGTTACTTGGAGCAATAAACGTATTTATACCACCGCTACTTCCCGGTGTTCCCGATGCCGTCCACCCGCTCGTATATTGTGTACCGGCACTCGACGAAACCACGGTTACCGTATGTGTCGTTGTTGATGCCGAAGAAACACTTATAGATCCACCCATACCACTATGATTTTCACAATAATAGTATAACGTGTTTGGTGCATCACTTGGAACCACGAACGAACTCGTCGATCCCGCCGTCGTCCACCCGCTCTCGTATTGTGTTCCCGCGCCCGAGTTTACAACCGTTACCGGTAATGTACTCGTCGACGAGGAACTATCGCCCATATTATTTGCCGTAAGTTCAATACTAAACGTATCGGTATTAATAGATTTATGGACGCGTTTCTTTTTAGATTCGGTTCGGTTAAATCGTGCGCCTATACTTGAACTCGTAATACTATTGTACCTTTTTAAGTTACGTGGGAATGTTGACATGTTTGCCGTAAAGTCTAAATTCAAGGTTGGTGCAGCAACTTCCGTCGTTGCAACGAGTACTGTACTTGGCGCATCCGTAGTTGTACTCGAAGACGCAGACGCAACCGCCGTCGAACCGGGGATACCTACCGTACCGCCTTGTGCCGTAAACTTAATCGCAACAATACCCGAACCACCGAGACCACCTCTCATTAGTTCCGGGTTTGAATTGTCATGGTGATCACCACCACCACCACCACCACCTGTATGTTTACCAGCCGAACCACCACTGTTAGTATGCCAACCCGCAGTTCCACCTTCGCCATCTTTACCATTCGTTATACCGTTCGTATCACCGGAACCTACTGTCCTATTATAACTGTAATGTGGCTCCGAACCACCGCCGCCGCCACCTTTACCACCGTGACCACCATCTCCACTATGACCATTACCACCACCACCACCTGCCCACCAATAACTCGTTCCTAAAATATCGTCTTCTAAACCGTTACCACCATCAGGTCTAACATTAGTACCACCAGACCCGTCTCGACCGTAACCTTTCTCACCGGCACCCCCACCACCACCGGGGTACCAATGATTACCTGATCGGGCACCGTCGTGTCCCTGACCTGGTGTACCCGTACCTCTTTCGCCACCGTGACTTCCATTTGAAGCTCGACCACCGGAACCACCACCACCTGAACCACCGTTACCGGCAGGTCTTGTAGTATAATTGTGTTTGGTCGCACCACCACCACCTCCAATTGCGGTTATACTCGGTCCCGATATGGAACTATCGGCACCATTACCACCTCTAAGCATATTGGAAGCTTGATTCGAGTAACCTCGTGAACCGGGACCCCCAACCTGGATCGTCTGTTCCGCATGTGCTATATTCGTGGTCGTCGATGCTAACAGACCACCGGCACCTCCACCACCAGCCATATCCGTACCACCACCACCTCCACCCGCAACGACGAGTGTTCTTCCATTGGTTATAGCACCGGGTGGTGTCCATTTATACGTCGTAAAACCAGCCGTTGGTGGGTCTACAGTTCCATTTCTATACGCCCAATTCTCGGTCGAGTGTTCATTATTTGCCATGGCTGTTCGTACACACGACGTAAGTGTACCCCACGTATACGTCCCCGGTGCCGTATCGGAATACACGTGTCCCGCAGTTGCTGCTGCAGTAATAGAACCGTCACCGTGTGGATCGTCACTATCGGCAAACGTACCATCGTGGAACGCGATCGTTTTTGAAACTTCTACCGTCGTTTCTTCCGCCTCGTCCTCGATCGTATTATCGTCACTCGTCGTCGTCGGGGTTGCGTTTACGTTTACCGTATTCGTAAAGTACGCCGCACTCGAGGTTGTAAATACCGAAACGTACGAACCCGTATTCTTAATAATAACGTTCGAGGTTGGTTCCGTCGCGTGGATCGTATATGCCGTCGCACCTTTATAGATTTTACCGACGGTACTTGTACCGGACTGGAATATTCGAAACCGTTATCGTTTTCGTATTGTCGTACACTTGGGAAGGGGTATTTTCCGTGGTCGAAGTTTGTATGAATGTATTACCCAAGTACCCCGCCGCATAATTTACCCCAATTTCTTCCGCGGTTAACACTTTTGTATACATACGTGCAACAGCAATTTCACCTTTCATTGGACTACCATTCGACCCGGGACTATACGTATTACCTATACTAAATTCATCTGTCCCCCTTGCATAATTTGACCCATATGAACTACCAAAGGTCCCCAATGTTTGTAAAACACCGTTTATGTAAATCTGTCTACTTGTTCCTGAATTGTTATATGTATATACCAAATGATACCATGTATCTGCTTGAAACGAAAAGGTAGCATCAACGTCATTTTGATAAAACCCGAATCTAGATTTACCACCTGAATCATAAATATTAATGTGTAACCCAGTATTACTACCACCTACACCATGTCCAAACAAACCCGCACTGGATATGGGATCAGAAAATTTTGCCCAACACTCTAACGTCCAAGTTTGTTGCAGGTTAATATTACCTATATTTATTCTTTCAGTATTACTATTATTAAACACAAAAGATTTAGGCGACGTTGAATTATACGTTATACTCGAAGGAAAAACACCTGGATTATTTGCCGTATTGACTTGGTTCAACCAATTTCCACTTCCCGAGTAGTTCCATGCTTCGTAATTGAAAAAGAGTGAATCGGTTGTTATAGTGTAGGCTGTACCAGTAGTCACCATACGAGTATACGTCGCCGAAGGATCGCTCGATACCGTTTTGTTCATTATCAAAGCCTGGTCTCCATCGTTCGTATGGAACGTATACGTTCCTTGGTCCTTAATGTAGACGTCCTTTGCCGACCCTATATCGGTCGTCACGGAACCAAACGTAAGGTTAGACGACGGGGTCGTCACACCTGTGAGTGAAAGTTTGTTCGAGTTATCGTACGTTAAGGTTGGACCCACGTACACTTTTTCGTACACGTATGCCGCACCTGCGGCACTCCCTTTCGTATCTTCGCCGAATGCCCCCACGAACGTAGTAATACCATCCGTAGAAATGGATTCGCCAAAATAATCACTCGCAGCCGCATCACTCGCGGTAATCTTCTTAACCTCGGTCCATGTTGTTCCCGACCGTTCGAATATGTACGCCGCACCCGCATCACTCGCAGCTGTATCCTCCGCATTTGCACCTACAGCGAGTGTAGTACCCGAAAGTGATACGGACATGCCAAATTGAGATGCTGCTGATACATCACTCGCTTGAAGTTTAGCCTCTTGGGACCACGTTTCGGAACCACTCGCTTTCTTAAATATGTACACGGAACCCGCTTGTGAACCACCCGTATCTTCTGTACGCGCACCAACAGCTAAATAATCACCACTCAACGAAACGGAACTACCGAAATAATCGTCCGCTTCTGCGTCACTCGCTTGGATCTTAGCTTGTTGGGACCAACTTCCAAATATTGGTACACTGAATCTATAATTTTCAGTTGGACCAGATTGACCCAACGATACTTTACCCGAATACGTTGTAGTGTCAATATAAGTTGGATTAGTATCAGTTGTATCGTTATCGGACCAATCCGTACTATCGGTTTTCAAAACTTTTATCGTATTGGCCGACGCTGGAGATGGCGTTCTCCAATCACTCGCCGAATTTCTCCACATCTTATACACGTAATGCGTTGAAGTATCCAAGGCTGTATACCTTTTATAATTGAAACCAGTTCCTACGCTATCTACAGGTGGTAAATCATCGGGTGGATAAGTCGCATCGTATTTAAATATGTATACCGAACCCGCATTAGACGCGGTTGTATCTTCTAGACTTGCACCGATAGCAACGTAACCACCGCTTATAGCAACAGTTTGTCCAAATTGGTCACTTGCATCTGGATCACTCGCCACAAGTTTAGACTGTTCAGACCACGTCTCGGAACCCGTATTGCGTTTAAATATATACGCCGAACCTGTGTTACTTCCACCATCGTCGTTATTCACCGCACCTATAATAAAATAATCATTATCAATTGCAATACCTCCACCACCTTGTCCAATTCCTGAACCTAAAAAGTCACTGTCTGCTGCATCACCCGCTTGAATTTGTTGTTGTTGTGACCACGTCGTTCCACTTCGCTTAAATATGTATACCGAACCCGAATCAGTTGCAGTAGTATCCTCAAATGGTGCACTAACAACCACGTAATCACCAGAAATAGAAACTGATCTCCCGAACTTATCACCCGCACCTGCATTATCCGCCACGAGTTTAGCTTGTTGCGCCCACGTCCCACCACTCTTATAGAATATATACACCGCACCCGCATTCGATCCACCCGCATCTTCATTATCAGCACCTATTACTGCATAATTACCGTCTACAGAAACAGTTGAACCAAATTTATCATCTGCCTCCGTATCACTCCCATACAAAATCTGGTCTTCGGTCCCATCCGCTTTCCATATCTGGCTACGTGTAATACTCCCACTCACGACGTTACTCGTCTTAATCACGAACGTGTTACTATTCTTCGCTTGTGCGTCGTACGTTCCCGTATCAGTTATGTATATACTAGACGCCGTACCTATATCGTACGAATCGGACCCTTTGGTGAGTACCGTAGTTACGGGGTCTCGACCCGATAATAATTGCCAACCCGCCGAACCAATGAAAGTGTTATTTGGTGAAGATACATGTGCTTTAGCATCGAACATCCAATATTGTGAGGATACAACATCGAACGTAAACTCCTGTTCCGTATAATACGATATACTCGATGGGAACCCGCTCGGACTCTGATTCGTAACCGTTTTCATTGTCGTTCCGTCCCAATACTTAATAGTCACATCACCCATGGGGTGGTTTGCACACGCTTGCCATATTTTCATTGAACCCACTTTTTTAGATCCCGCCGTAAACTTATACCCAACGTTCCAGCTATCCGACGAACCGTACCCAGCCGATTTATGGTCTGTATGCGCCCCATAAGCCCAATCACTCGACGTGACAGTCGTAAACAATTGCGCAGGATCTCGTAGAGGTTCACCAGACGCAGTCGTTTTCCATAAATTATCATAAACCTTATCGTTATTTTGTAAAGTCCACCAATTTGTCATACCCGCTGTCGTTTCGGGCCAATCACCTGTACCGAAATTGTTCGTTTTACTCTGGTTACTATTATCCCAATCCGAAAGACGCGTCGCCGTAAACGACGCTTCGAGGACGGGCGCGGTTAGTTTGTTATACCCGTCGAAGGTTAGGGAAGGGTTAGTTGGTGTGACCCATCCAGCCATCTTGAATGAAAAAAGGTGTTGGGTACCGTTTACACGAACACAATGAATGTATTCAGCATTACTTGTTCCAGTAGCTGAAGAAGGATCTGTAGAACCCGAAAAGCTTGGAACTGCTTGGGTAGTCGTAACTACAAAAGAATTTGGATGGTCTGCTGTATCACCATCGTACCATTTTTTGTCAGAAGTATCGTAATAGATTAACATGGGACCAGCATCTATTGTGTTACCATTGTAACCTCTATAATAATGCTTTGTGTCAGTAGTATACTGCCACCTAAAACTCCTATTTCCGGACGGTTGTGGATCTGTTACAGGATCCGCATCAAGTTGTACCGGGGTAAAAACGGAAGTCGTATTGGGTCCAATAGTTCTCGCACCATTGAATATGTACGCTGCACCCGCATTCGACCCATCCGTATCTTCTTGCCATGCCCCAACGATCGCATATTCCCCACTTATACCAACGGAGTACCCGAAACCGTCCACAGCCTCTTTATCACTCGCTTGTATCTTTTGAAGCTCTTCCCATGCCCCGGTTGACACGTTTCTTTTGAATATGTACGCCGCACCCGTATCCGTTGCACCAGTATCCTCTTTAAACGCCCCAACGATCGCATAGTCACCGTTAATATTTACGGATCTCCCAAACCGGTCTTCTGTTTGTTTGTCGCTTGCTTGTATCTTAGCTTGTTGTTCCCAGTTCCCGGTCGATGCGTTTCGTTTGTATATATACGCCGCACCAGCAGCCGATCCACCCGTATCTTCCAATACTGCACTAGCGATCACGTAGTCTCCGCTTATACTTACGTTATTCCCGAAAAGATCACCTGGTTGTATGTCACTTGATTGTATCTTTTGTTCATCTCCCCATTCCCCGGTCGATACGTTTCGTTTGTATATATACATCGAACCAGCACCCGATCCGCTTGTATCCTCGTATTGTGCTCCGATGACCACGTAGTCACCGCTTATACCTACGGTCATCCCGAACCAATCATTTAATTCTTTGTCGCTTGCTTGTATCTTTTTTTCATCTCCCCATTGACCGGTCGATGTGTTTCGTTTGTATATATACGCCGCACCAGCACCCGATACACCCGTATCTTCGTACATTGAACCAACAATCGCATAGTCTCCGCTTATACTTACGCGAAACCCGAACCGGTCATCTGCTTGTTTGTCGCTTGCTTGTATCTTTTGTTCATCTCCCCATTGTCCGGTCGATGTGTTTCGTTTGTATATATATGCCGCACCAGCAGAATTTCCACCCGTATCTTCTCTCGAAGCACCGACGATCGCGTAGTCGCCGCTTATACTTACACAATCCCCGAAATTGTCACCTGCTTGTTTGTCACTTGCTTCTATCTTTTGTTCATCTCCCCATACCCCGGTCGATGGGTTTACTTTGTATATATATGCCGCACCCTTAGGAGCATTACCTGTACTGTCTTTGGTACCCACTATGGCATAGTTACCGTCTATGAAAACACTAGTACCGAATTTATCACCGGCTTGTATGGTACTTGATTGTATTTTTTGTTCATCGGAAAACAATAACGTGTTAAACTGTGCGAACGCGAGTGTATTCGAACTGTATATGTTCGCATAATACGTACCCTCATCGTTAATGATCAACTCTTTACGCGTTCCCATCTCGTACGTATTCGAGAAATAGTATATGTTCGACGTCGCGTCCGAATCGACGTTCTTTATAGCGATTTTATCATAATTATCAAATTCTAAAGATGGTCTTTCTTTTACCAGATCTATATAAAAAGGAGTTTGACTCGTTGGTATAACAAAGTGATCGACACCTTCAACACCTTGGCGGGTATTTCCAGCGGTTTCGCTATAAACGTAAATTACTCTACTTTGATTAAGTACCAAAACAAATCCTCCTCCATTTATACCTGCATCAAACCTTATTTTAGTACACGCAACACTACTATTTGTTTCTCTATACGCGTATTCACTTGAAAAATCGACTGCAGGTGCACCGTCAACATTACCACTGGAACTGTGATTGTATCTATCATGACTCCACGTAAATCCAGTAGTAATATCATCGTCGAATGCTCTTAAAGCAAAAGCTGGATCATAAGAGTTTGGATCAGCTTGTCCGTACATTTCCCACCCACCGTAAGTACTCGAACCTATACTCGACCATAAATAAGGTGTATCACCGTTATACAAAGTTATAGAATTAAAATTTCTTCCACCACCAGTAGTTGTTGGAGATAGCATATACATTCTTCTAATATAAACTCTATTCACTGCAAAAGTTTCAATAGAAGAAATTGGACCCGTAACAGTCTTCGTCACGATCGCTTTTTGGTCGTTATTTTGAACGTCGAGCGTATAGTTCCCCGTATCTTTTATATATATCGTATCTTGTGTTTGTCCGAGCGCATACGTCGACCCGTTCGGGTCCGTGAGTGTTCCCGTTCGGGGGTTATTTATGAGTAATTTAAACTCACCCACGACCGTACCAGAATCCCCGTTATTCGCCGTTCACGTTAAGTCTATAGTGTTTATACGCCGTCGTATTACTTATCGTAAACGTTTGTTGACTCGCCGTACCTTCTGCCGTATAATACCCATTCCCCGTTACCGTATCGAGTACGACCCACGTCGAACCATCGCTCGACCCTTCAAACGTAAAATCTTTGGGACTCGCATCTTCGTCTTCGGAAACGGTTATAGTTTCTGTTAAGGAGTGCGTATTTATTTATAAGAACTGATTCGGGTAACTCGATCGATAAAATACCCGCAGTTGCCATTATTTGCCAAGTCGACGTATTACCCGATTCCGTACCTTCAAATGCCTGGTACGCTCTAAAAATACCATTCGTCGCAACACTACTCGTTGCCTTATACGACCCGTTCCCGTATGACGCACCCGATATTGTCCATTCACTCGTCGTACTATTATCAGTTGAAATACTCCACGTCCCATCCGAAGGTGGCCATAATTTATCGGTCGTCGTAAAGTTCGAAACCGTTAGTTTGTTATAGTTGTCGAAGGTGAGGGATGGGGAAGATAAACTCTCCTCGTTCCCTTCACCTCTAAGTTGACGAACACCGAGTGTTTGTGGTATAGGTAAAAAGTGTTTATACGTTCCCTTTGTTAGATTATACGTGTCTATGTTCCACGAAGGTGCGATAACCAAATCCGATATGTACCACCATATACTAGTATCATCACTAATACCACCATCCGGGGTACTATCCCCGAACGTCATACCGTTCAAACTACACCCCGTTGTCATTGTTACTTCAGCCGTTGTTCTCTCGATACCGTCGCAGTACCATTTAAACTTACCCGTCGTCCCATTATATTCCCACGCCATGTGGTGCCACGCTTCGGGCATGAATATATTATTACTACTGTTACCTGGGTGCCAATACTGTATACCACCAGAATCGATACTCGTATCCCAACTATGGTACATGTTAATCGATTCGGCACTCGTAGCAGATGCACTCGAATACTCATATATATGTGAATCGTGAACTGTTTTGTGTCTAAACTCTCTACCATTTGCCATGTGCCACGTCCAAATATATTTCCACGAATACCCACCACTTGTATGACTCGAAAAGTCTGATGGAATATCGTTCGAGTTCGACGACCCCCCGTAACTCGTCGTATACGGTATGAAGACCCACATACTCACACACCAATTTGCCATAGCCGATGGTAATGTCACGTTCTTATTTTGACCAACACTTAATTTATACGATGTTTTAGCATCCTTACGAAGTTCGGGCGCCTCAAAAGTTGCACCTGAATCAAACGCGACCGACCCGTTATTTGAATCGGTAAGTGTTCCACTATCTAATGGGAACCTGTGTGTACCCGAAACAACTGGTTCGGTAATATTCCCACTCACAGCAGTATTACTCAACGCAAACACGTTCGATCCCGACATTTCGAGGTCGTACGTTCCCGTATCCTTAATGTAGAATTCTTTCGCACTTCCCAGTTCGTACGTATTTGAAAAATACGTCACGTTCGACACCGCATTTTCACCCGCATCTATGAGTGTGAGTTTATTGTACCCATCGAAACTTATAGGTTTGGTCGTTGCACCCGCGAGGTCGACCGAGGACACGTATACGTTCGAGTCGACGTACTTATCAGTCCCATTTATCTTAAACACGTACTCACCCTCGTCTTTCACGTACATGGTCTTGGCCGTTCCCAAGTTGTACGTATTCGAATAATACGTCACGGTTGCCGTATCGGTATAGTTCGTACCACCTACCGTCAATTTGTTTTTACCGTCGTAGGTTATGTATGGTCCAGGTGGTGTTTTATTAAATACATAACAAGCACCCGCATTACCATTTTTAACGTCATCATAAGGCGCCCCAGACAATATAGTATCACCCGAAATAGCCACAGAACTACCAAAATTGGCATTTTGACCATTAGTCACTTGAAACTTTTTAACCTGTGTCCATGTCGAACCAGATCTTTCAAAAACATACATGAAACTACCTGTATTAGCATCACTACCAGATTCACCTACAATAGCATAATTACCTTTAATATAAGTCGAGGTTCCAAATCTATAATTATCTGTAGGATCATCTGATGTAAGTATAGCCTGTTCCGTCCAAGACTCATCTGCATTCTTCTTAAATATATAAGCACTACCCCTATCAGTACCACCGTTATCTTTATTCGGACCACCGACTATAGCATATTCATCGTATATATAACAAGCAACACCAATCCGGTCAAGATATGCTCCATCACTCGCAAGTAACGTCGCTGTCTTTGACCAGGTTTCATCTGCATTCTTCTTAAATATATAAGCAGCACCAAATTCAGTCCCACCTATATCTTCTTCTAGTGCACCTACAATAACGTAATCACCATAAATTTTACAATTCATACCAAACTTATCATCTTCCGATTGATCACCTGATTGTATTTTAACTTTTTGTTGCCACGTTGTACCTGTTCTCTTAAATATATAAGCCGAACCTGCTCTGTTACCACCCGAATCTTCGGCATACGCACCTGCAACTATATAATCTCCATAAATACCAACACCACTCCCAAAGTTATCAGAAGTTTGAATATCATTACTTTGAAGCTTGGCTTCTTTAGACCAGGAAGTTCCATTACGTCTAAACACGTATACTGCACCAAAATCGGATCCACCTGTATCATTAGCCTGTGCCCCAACAGCTATTGTATCTCCGTGAATTGAAAGAGAAGTAAAAGATACCGCAAAATTTTCACTAGTTGAATCTGGTTGAAGTATATCTTGATACGTCCATACCCCGTTACTCTTATGAAACACATAAACTGCACCTTTATCACCCCCATTTGTATCATCGTATGGTGATCCAATACACGCATAATCACCGTCTATATCAACACCTATACCGAAATAATCATTTTGATTTGGATTTTCTGAATATAAAATTTGAAATTGAGTCTCACTCCAATCTGGTGCATTATTAATTGCACTCACAACCTTACTCAATTCCGTCACGTACGCGCCCGAACCTCTCACTTCCGCCGTGTACGTCCCCGTATCTCGTATGTAGACCGTATTCGACGTCGTCGTCGCGAACGCCGCGTCGTCTTTTTTGATCGTAACTGAAGTATCCGGTAATGGTTCGAACAATTTCCATTCACCCATTATAAGGTAACTGTTGCTCGGATTATTCCTATTATTATCCGTTTGATTAAGTTTATAATATTTGTAAGAGTTTGTGTTACCCGATAGAGTAAAAGTACGTGTAAGTTGAGCTATGGTTCCACCTTCATTAGCGCCTACCATTCCCTCAACACCCACACCAATGCGCGTATCTATAATCGTCCATGTCGTACCATTGTTCGACGCTTCTATTGTCCAATCTTTAGGTTGGTGTCCAATATCAGCGGTAGATCCAGAAGCTCTATGAATTAAAGAGTATGAACCCAAAACAATAGCTTCGGGTAACTCGACTTGATATGAACCTGATACATCGCTTGCAGAACTTGAGTGAAAAGAAGTTGAAGAGTTATCGGATGGATTAGTGGTAATACTTTTATCAAACAGTCTATATGTTGAAAATTGTGTCTGGTTGCTAAGTACAGACTTGTTTCCAGTAGACTTATACGTCCCGTTACCATAAGATGCACCGGATATAGTCCATTCAGCATCTCTGTTTGAATTTGAATATGAAACTGAACCTGTCGTCCCACCCACAGGTGGCCACTCATTTGCAGAAAAAGATACGTTATCGATACTCAATTTGTTGTACCCGTCGAAGTTTAGTGTTGGTGGGTTCACGGCGCCTATCTTTTTAATGATAACTATACCGGAACCACCAGGACCACCGAAGTTATGGTTAGGAAGGTGATAGTGACAGCCACCACCACCACCACCCGTATGTTTCTGTGCACCTCTCCATCTTGTTGAACTGGTCGGGTTGTTTTCACCATAGTATCCACCACCACCACCACCACCATTTGGAGCACCGGTTGTATTATCACTTGAACCAGAACCCGTACCACCAGATGCAAACCAACCTGATTCACCATATGTCGTTCCAAAAACACTTGAATAATCTACACCAACACCACCGGTACGACTATTTTGATTTTGACCGACACCACCGGCACCACCACCACCGGAACCGTTAAAGTTATCAGTACCCGCAGTACCACCCGCATAACCCTGTCCGGGAGGTGATGGAGCTGTAGCTGCAGTTGTATTTCTACCACCGGCACCCGAAGAAGACCCACCAGTTCTACCGGCAGCCTCTCCACCACCTGCACCACCACCTGCAGTTGTCGTTAAACCAGTAAATGATGTATCATTACCCGAGTTACCTTGATTAACACCTGTACCAGCATAACCGCCACCCATACCACCATTACCAACAATGATCGTTTTTGCACCCGATGATAAAGACTGACCTGTATGAAATAAAAGACCACCAGCACCACCACCACCGGAACGTGTATGTCCAGCACCACCTCCACCAGCAACCATCAAAACGTCTGCGGTTATAGTACTCTCGGGTGTCCAAGTATACCTAGTATACTTATCGTGAACAGTAGAACCCGAAGTTTCGGTAAATAAAATCCATTGACCTATCGCGACGTAATCGGAATTACTAAGTGACGCACTCTCTCTAGACCCCGTGATTCGTAACCTATAATACTGATACGCCGTCGTATTCGTAGGAATATCAAATGATTTATTCTGTCCCGGTACCCATTCCGTTTGGGTTTGTTCCGTGCCTATATCTGTCCACCCCGTCTCATCTAAAGAAAATAAGTGAGCAGAGGTAATATTAAAAACGGCGTATACATAACTCCCATCAGAATTCGTCAGTGACACTTCATCACCTGCATTGACTTCTTTACTAGAACCTAATCCCCCATAAGAACCGCCACTTGGTTTTACTTTAACATTGCTAGGATCAGAAGTATTGTTATCCGTGTTCACATATATTTTATTATAACCCAAATCATGGTGCCATCTAATTTCGAAACCACGGTTTACCGAACCGACGGAGCCACTATCATACTTTTCATAAAATCTACTATAAGTTGAATTTTGGGTATGATCTAATCGAAAATCCGAACTTGATTGCCAACCACCACCGGTAATTGTAATCGTCTGGGCACCGGTACCGGCACCGTGTGCTACGTCGGATATATCGGTATTCGCACCTTGTAATTTCCACGCGGTAGGGAAACGAGGTGAAGTATTCTCTCTCGCTCTAATGACATACGACTTTATGACCTGTTGACTCGGGTACTTAATTTTTAACCATTGGGGTGAAGATGTACTTGGTGCACTACCTGATAACCAATTATTATTAGACGTGTGTTTTTTATTAAACGCTTTCCATATTGGGTATGATGAAGAATTAAGTTCATCCTTTGCGCTTACCTCCCACCCACTATTTGTCGTCCACCCGTACGTCGAACTATAATCCGTGTGAAGCGTTGAATTTGCGGTAAAATCGGGGTTCTCGCGTTCCTTAACTTGAGCGGCTAATGTCCCCCAACTATACGTCCCCGCCGCCGTATCGGCAAAGACATGACCGTTTGTTGCAGCCGTCGTCACGGATCCATCGCTATATGGATCGCCGCTATCCGCAAACGTACCGTGGTGGAATGCCGCCGTAAACCCAGGGACCGTGTCCACTGTACTAATCGTATGTGTTTTACTCCCCAAAAAGTGTTTACTTGATCCACTTATATCCGCCGAGTATTCACCTAAATCCGTAATGTATAAATCACGCGCCGCGCCCATGGCGTACGTATTCGAATGGAACGTTATATTCGAGGTCGCGGACGAATCACCTTTAACATCGAGCGTCAGTTTACCGAACCCGTCATCGGATAAGAACCCTTCCTCGTCACCGTAATACTCAATTTGTGATAGGATTACGTGCGCTCCACCGCCATTTGCAGTAACATCGAGTTTATAACTACTAAAGTATTTCGTATTTCCCGTAACCGTATACTCACGTTTCGTATCGCGGTGGTCGAGTTGTGAACCCCACGCCGTTACCGTTTGGTTCGTTTGGGAATCGAGTTCCGTCCAATTCGTACCACTATCGTTCGACCCGTATACTTTCCAGGTTTTAGGGGCGTATGTATATTCACCCGTAAAGTTTCGCGAATACATCGCATATTTCGTCAATTTGATTTTTTGGGGCATGTGTAATTGAATAGCAGCAGTAGGAATATTACTATCTGTGTGCACATGAGAATAATCAATTAAACCGTTGAAACCGTAATATGGGGATGTTGATGCCGCCGCATTGGTGTTTTTGTTCATGGACGCTTTATAGTCACCACTCCCATATAAAGCCCCGTCTATAGTCCACGTACTATCAACATTTGTCGATCCCGACAATGATAAATTTTTGTGTGTTCCCGATTTTGGTGGGTAGACGCGTCCCGTTGGTCGTGTAGGAGTCGATGAAATAACAGTACTCGTATACGTCGTTTTATCCGATTCCATTATTTTGAATTTATACGTGTGTGGATCACTTATGAAAACCTCCGATTTCGTACCGAGACTTACCGTATTTGACCCGAACGTCACGTTCGAGGTTACGGTCGAATCTTTACCTAACAGGTACTTATCAAACCCGTCGTACACGACGGATGATCCGACACTCAAATTGTTACTCGTAGGGTGGGTTATATCGGTATCGGGATTCGAACCGTGGATCCAATTTTGTTGACCCTGTGCACCATCACCCCACGTATAGACTTGTCCGAACTTATCGATACACCCACACTCATTATACCCACACGATATCGACGCAATGTTTTCCTTCAAAAGGAACGGCCACCCCGACTGAACACCACCCGCCCCGGATCCTAACTGTCCATGATTATCTAAACCCCATACGTACATGTTCCCTTGGTCGTCGAGGGCTAAATGTCCAGTTTGATTGTGACCGGGTGCAACATCGACAACTTTAATATTTTTACGTGAAAACCAGGTCATTTCTGTGGGTGTAGTTACATTACCAGTCGTCCCTTTTGGTATTTGATAGTTGTCATTATAACCCCACGCGTATAGTTTACCATCGGATGATATGGCGTATCCTTGATACCCACCTGTCCGTACCTTAACTATATTTTTACCGTCGAGTGTAGTCATATGGGTCGGTGTCCCTGTCGTCCCGGTTGCACTCCCCATGGTACCATTATTCTCGTTCCCCCATATGTACACTTTAGCATCACTCGTCAATGCGAGTGCAAGATCATGATTTGCGTCAAAATCAATAACGTTTGGTAAATTAATTCGATAAAATGTACTCTGATCACTATTATTACCAGTACCCAATACGTATTGACCATTATGCCCACACGACCATATGTACCCGTTATCTTGTAACGCAAAATTAGAATAGTATGAACTGTAACAGGATGTAAACGTATTCGACGATTGAGTCGAAACCAGCCATGGACCGTGAGCCTCATAATTGCTCGTATTACCTCGACCTAATTGACCGTGGCCGTTATACCCCCATGTATACAGTTTCCCATCGTTTGTAATCGCACACATGGCATGTGGATCAGAACTAGAATCACTTATTTGTTTTATACCACTCGGAAGTGCGTTAAGATTATCGTGAAGTGTTGCTACATTTACGGTTGTATTGTTTCCCGTAGCGTTTGCACCTCTAGTTGATTCACCCCAATACCAAACTTTACCATCTTTCTTTAGTAAAAAACACGTTCTATAGCTCAAGTACAACCGAGCCAGTGTTTCCGTAATCGTCGTTACCGTAACCTTTAACGAATAATACTTCTCGTCGGCAATTGCTTGGTACACACCCGTTTCACCGAGAACAACACTCGTTTCGGATGCCCCGAACGTATGGTAAAGTACATCGTCTTTGTACAGTTTAACACTCGTCGTTGTTAAACCGCCTTTATGTGCGAGTGTAAGCATATCCTTACCGTTATACGTGAGTGTGATTTCCTTTTTGCCTTTCCATTTGTACATAAATGTATGGTATTGATTCGTTGATTGTCCAGGTGTATTATATTCACCAGTTAAAAGATATTGACTAGGTACACCCAAAAATTGCGCACCTGTTCGAATATAAGGTAAATTACTAAACCCTTCAGATGTTGTTACATCCGTCCATGTAGTACCACTCCTTTTTAAAATTTTAGTAGCTGAAGTATTATAACCGACAATGGCATACTCACCATCGTAATCTATAGCCCCACACCCACTATTACCTGTTTGTGTATGTTGTAAGGTAACTGTTTGTGCACTCCAATCACATTTCCATATACGCGCATTTTCCGGTGAATGATCCGCGGTTATTAAATATTCACCATCTTTAGATAATCGAGTAGACATTCTCCCTAACCACGAAATATCACCAATTGTACTCGTCAAAGATCCCGAGTTCCATGTTGTTGACCACGTTTCGTCTGATGAATCGAATTCGTAAAAGTATATTTTTTCGTTTGCAGCATCTGTAACTGCAAAATTATACGAATTTGGGGACCATGCAATAGGTCCATAATTTACAGATGCGTGTTTAGTTAAATCTGATGAGTGTGCGGCAAATGTATCACCTGTACGCTTAAGAATAGGTAAAGTTGCGTTAGTATTACCGTGATGATTACCTATATAATACAAACCATCATACGATAATTGTCCAGTTGAACCTTCCGTTGACGCAGTATACGTTTGCATGAGTGTATATCCAGTTTCCGGTGAACCTTTATAAAATGTTGGATTTGAACTAGAATTACAATAAGCTATCCACGTCCCATCAATACTTCCCGTATTTTGCCAAAATGTACCACCGGTATTTATATGTTTATAAAGTATATTACTCTCAACAACGTCTGTATGAAAAGTTTTTGTTTCTATATCACCAAATTCCTCCGTCGTTGCCGACACGGCGTTCGTATACGTTTCACCACCTACATTTACAGTAAAGGGAACCGTACCAACGCGCGCCGTTTCTTCGAATACGAATATGTTCGACGTTTCGTCTACATGGAACGGGTCCGTACCGGTAATCGTTTTTGTCGTCACGTCTTCAGTCACGTTCGAAAGCGTCAGTGTTACGACATTCGAACTACTCACGGTCGTCGTCGCTTTAGCCGTTGGTTTGACCCAAACGCGTTGGTATTTATAGTTTCCGAATGCGAGGAACTCGGCAGATTCGTCCGCGTTTTCGTTCTCACCCGTATCATCAACGTCGACCCAATCGTCGCTCGGACTGTTTCGACCCTGAATTCGAAACTTTATACCCATGTACCCGTGGTCGGTCGTTTTGTGTACACGCGCTTTCGAGGTTGAACTCAAATTTGGGAGCATTACGCTTGTCGTATACTCGTTCCCTTCCAACGCAAACTTTTGGAACCCGGGGGTCGATGCTGTTTCCATCGCATAATTAATCCATTTTCGCGGTAAATTGTATTTCGATTTACGTCCCAAATCGTCCGTCACTTCGAGTTTGTATATCACATCACCGGGCTCGGATTCCGTATACCCGAAGTTTACGCCACTCCCCGTTGCCGCCGAATTTACCGTCGTGAGTAAGGTTCCATCGGGTTTATACAATTTTGCGGTTGTTCCGTACGCCGACGTTAAATCCGAAACGTTAAACCCCTGTAAGAACGTTACTAAAGTTTGCCGCGGGAGAAACGTAATCGGCTACATCTAAATCTAAATACGTTTCGCCACCACTCGTTGTTATTAATAGGATTTCCAAATCCGAACCTGTTTTTGTTGTTGTGCTTACGGACGATGCCGTCACGCCCGCATTTGGAGTATACGTAAAGTTACCCACGCCGTTCGTTTTTATTGTTATTTTGTGAATTGAAGGTTGTTTTATATTTGATGTCGTTACAGTACTTACCGTGACGTCATTTGTTAAAGTTATCGTCGTCTCCCCTGAAACTTTCGAGTCCCCATCGATCGTCAAGGTTGTTCCACTGATCGATGCCGTTATAGGTTCCGTAATATCCACGATATTAGGGTCTTCTATATCTTCTGTAATCAATGCGGGAACCTCGAGGAAGCGCATTTATATAGAAGGAGATTTTGTTTTTTACGGTCCGTATGCGGCAAGAATTTGTGCATCCGTAAAACTTGCTTGGTATATTTCCAAGTTTCTAAAACTTATTGCATCGTTGGTCGTATATCTATTTTCATCACCACCACACGCGTGTCTAAACAAGTAAAAGTACGATAAAACACCCGTTCCCGTTAATGAACCGTCACTGGGTGTGTGTGTACTTGCGAGTACCCCGTCGATATACGTTTTAAAATTGTTACCACTCGCTTCACGTACCCACCCGATTTTAATCCATTTACCGTAATAGTTTGAATAATTATACTGTGTAGGTAATGCTTGTGTACCGTTGGCCCAATAGTGTGTTATTGGTGTTGAACTATCGTGTCCATACCAACCAATCGCATCGTTATTATTACCAGTCCCGTCGTGAACACCACCCAAAGACGCCGCATATCCATAATCTGTATTACTCGGTAAATAAAATTCATAAAATGCAGATATTGCAGTTGCTCGATCTGTACGAACACTCGTAAAGTCGAGTTTCATACGCGCACTACTCGAGTTCGTAATTGCATTATTCGTCGTATCGTACGTAAACGAACCTGAATCTGTCGTAAACGCGACGTTATTAACCGAGTCCGTAACGGTCGTACCCATACTCATAAACAAAAGTATAGCTGGTGTAATGTGTCCCAAACTAGACTGTTTTGTTGCTACCGAATACGGTCCAAAATTCGGACCAATTTTCGTAGAACTAGAGTTAATAGGGTACGCGTATGTTAAAACGGTTGTTCCAAAATCCGCGGGTGTGTACGCGAGTGTATAAACACCCGATGCTGTAGACACTTCAGATCCCGACCCGATTTTATAAGTAATTTTATCAATACCCGTACCTTGTGTATTAAACGTATAATTAATGGTTTTCGAAGCCGTAGTTGTTACGTTTGAAATACTCGTAATTTTAGGGATTTTTTTACCGGTCGTTATATTAGCACCCGTTCGAATAATAACAATACCCGAACCACCGTGACCACCCCAATTATTCGAATGATGATCACCGCCACCGCCACCGCCACCCGTATGTTTACCACCGTCACCACCTGCGCGATTACTTGGTGCTTCTTGTGAATCCTGACTCGTACCATCATCACCATTACCACCGTTCGTCAAACCGTTCGTATCACCCGTACCGTGAGATCCAGACCCATGTCTCGCACCCCCACCCCCACCACCTTTACCACCATTACCACCACTGCTTGAATGACCGGCACCGCCACCACCACCAGCAAAGTAGTAACTCGTAAACCCGGTTATTGTTGACTGTTTACCATCACCGCCGTGTGGTTGATGATTATTACCACCCGTACCGTTTCTCCCGTAACCTAGCTGGCTCGCACCACCACCACCACCTGGGTACCATGAATCACCCGAATGTGCACCACCGAAACCTTGTCCCGCCGTCCCCGAACCCGGAACTTCACCATACCCCCCACTCGTGTTTCGACCACCGGAACCACCACCACCGGAACCACCATCACCGCAGGCTATATCATCGCTGTTATTGTGTCCAGTCGCACCTCCACCTCCACCTATAGCCGTTGTTAATCCCGTTACGGACGTATCCGTCCCATTCCTACCGCGAGCTCTATAAGAAGCCGTACCTGTATATACACCAGCATAACCCCCACCACCAACGACGATTGTTTTTTGTCCCGCAGATATGGTCGTACCGGTCGTTTCGAGGTAACCACCGGCACCTCCACCACCACCCATATCACCACCACCACCACCGCCACCGGCGACGAGTAAATGGTCAACGGATGTTAATTCGGGAACCGTAAACTTATACGTCGTTTTACCGGAGCCGTCACCCCCCGCCGCAGTTTCTTGGACGAATGTCGGGGTTTCATCAAGGGTTCCGAGTTCATACGATCCAGTTGCCGTATCGGAATAAAAGTATCCGCGGTTGCGGCTGCAGTAACACTCCCGTGACTTGTACGGATCACCACGTTTGCAAATGTTCCGTGGTGGAATACAGCAAAATGGACTCGACGGGGTTGTCGAAGTTGCACTAACCGTATCGGTTAAGTTTCGTATTGGTTTTTTTCTATAAACAATTTTGTATGAATCACCAGAACTTTGCCCCAGATTCCCGTAAACGTACGGGATGCTTCCCGGTCGGTTAAAAGAACACCACCAGATGATTCCCCAGAACTATTTCCACCGTTATAACCTTGTCCCGAAGTTGCAGATCCACCATTTTTAGTTATGAAACCTGCACCCCCACCAGACCCACCCGCATTACCATTATAAGAGTATCCACCACCACCACCACCACCAACCACTGATGTTAGCCCCGTAAACGTCGTATTAATTCCATTATTTCCAATCATTGCTGTCCCATTAGAATATCCAATTCCACCAACACCACCGTCACCTATAACGATCACCTTCATACCCGATAAAGTCTCTCCTGCATTGAACAAAACACCACCAGCGCCACCGCCACCACTAAACCCACCACCACCACCACCACCGGCAACCATTAGAACGTCTGCGGTTACAGTACTTGCGGGGGTCCAAGTATACGTCGTATTCGTAACTGATAATATAGGTGTCCCTAACGTACCCCATGTATAATCTCCCGCTACCGTATCGGAATACACGAAACCTGCCGTTGCAGCCGCATCTAAGAACTTGCCCCAGATTCCGTAAACGTACCGGATGCTTCCCCGTCGGTTAAAAGAAACCGCGCGTGGGTCGCATTATTACCATCAGTAATACTCGCGTAATCGAAGTTCGACGAAACTCCGAGTACGGAATACTCTATGGTTGTCAAGTCACCACTGTTTCCGATCTTAAATGCGGATGCACTTGGTGGTGTTACGTTTTCGGGTATACCTTTAGGTGGTCGAGACTTTGTTGTTATACCCGCAGTTGGTTTATAATACGTCGTCCCTTGAATAACTTCACTCGTTAACCCGGTTCCCGCAAATTTGTACAAAGGGTATTTATAGTTTACCCCATCTTTTATGTAAAAAGGACTATTATCCGTGGCATCGAAACTTGTTGCTTTAGACGAAAACATTTCGCGTACGAAGAGTGAAAGAACGCCATTGACTTTACGTAACGTTAACATACCCGTTTCGCCGGGACCTATTAAATAATTATCGGTATAGTTTACCTTAACCGTATCGTCACTCGCAAATGTTCCGAGAATTATAAAAATATCTTTTGCCGTGGATGTATTCTTCAACGCAAGATGAATCGTCGTATTATTGTTTACGTTCGTATGTGTAATAGCGGTAATAGTTGCCGCCGTAGCTCGCTCTATTTTTGTAACACCGGTTAGTTTACCGGATGTTATGTTGAGTGTATTGTTATTATCAATTTGTGCCGTCACGCCGCCGAAACCGGTTGCGTCATCCGTATATGCTATACTTCCTGACACTTGAACACCTCCGGAAACTTTAAGTTTCGCGCCTGTTATATTAAGTTCTGTCGCACTTCCACCGATCGGCATTTTATTACTATAGGTACATAAAAGAATTACGCTAGATTATCTTAATAAAATGTCGTTCGGTATTATCGGTGTTTCACCACCCACTTTAAAAATTGCAAATGGGGTTCAAAAAATTAATACGGTTCACACGTGTCACCAAAGTATTTCACAAGAACTGAACATGTATAACTCGGAAAACTATGCGTGTGTTGCTGACCTCATGGTCAACATGGACCGACCACGTATTATCGTCGCGGCGTGTAAAAATGTAAAAGAGGTTCGACCGACCTTAACTCGTGTTCTCGAATGGTCTGACCCCGAAGATACGATCATTAATTGTACGCACGAACACTATAAACATAGCATGTATTACGAAAACGAGTGTTCGAACAAAAACGTACACTATTTAAGTGCATCCCTTACAAACGAGGCGTTTCTCGTCGGAGGTCAGGATAGGATTTTCAAATCCCACGAACCTCTTTTCTATTCGTTCGCCAAAAATGTTCAACATACCGGGGATATGCCGGGATCGGGACATTTCGCGAAAATGGTTCTCGACGGTCTCGAGTGTGCCATGTTTCAAGTCGTCGGTGATGCGTTTGCATACTGTAACGGGAACGTTCCGGTCATGCTTTCACTCATGGATAAGGCTAAGAACATGGACGTTTCGGGACCCGTTATTGATCGGTGTAAAAGCCAACTTTACGTCACTCGAAACTATAGTCAAGTTGCCCAAGTTAAAAATTCAACCGCGTGGTTCATGGAGTATACGTTCAAATCGAGGTTACCGACACCCGTCATACACTCGGCTATTACATCACGTATGACGAGTCAATATGCGAAATTATCTGAAACACACCAATCGTATAATACATTTTACGATACGAACGTTATTCTCCAAACCATTCGGTTCTGTTTTGCAATGGCACTTTACGAAGGTAACCAAATTTCGTACGGGAAAATCGTAGACTGGTCTAAAAACTCAAACGTATCGTGTCTCATGTTTGAAAAACACGATCCCTTATACGTGATGGATGCGACCGTCGAGTACGTACGATCGTTTGTCATGCATTGCGTGAACTCTGGGGTACCTATACCCACAGTTCAAGCCGCGTTGAGCCAATATGATTTTATGAAACAAGAACGAACGTCGATGAATTTTATCGCGTCGTTACGAGACGTTTAATTTTAGGCGTCACCCCATAATTGCCATTCGCCTAACTGTATAAATTGAGAACTCCCATTATTTTCAGATATAGAAAGCTGATAATATTGATAACTCGCTGGAGAACTTATCGTATGAACATCACCGTAAATAGACGGTGGTTTGTTCGTTACGGTATGTATGGTTGTCCAGCTAGTCGCATCATTCGACCCTTTTAGTGCCCACGATTTAGGACGTCGTGTATTATGTTCACCACCACCACCAGGTAATGTTGGATCTACACTCCCACCGGGTGTAGATACGGGTGCGGAATCTGCAGGATACAAAACGTATTTACGTATAGTCTTTGCACTCGGTAACTGAAGTGTAATATCAAAATTTGATAATGTACTCGTGTGTAAAAATGAGTAGATAGATGCACCACCATCCGAAATAATTTCAATTTTAACTCCATTTGTAAACAAACTGGCTGCAGTTGCATTTGTACCACCGGGTGCATTTGTCGTATGACTTGTCTTTACCTGATACTGACCATTACCGGCGGATGCACCTGACATGGTCCACGTGTTCCACGTATCGGCAGACAATGAAGTTGTAAGCGACGATTTCGTTCCCGTCGCGACCGGTGGGTACTGGTACAATGGGAACGTACCCGAAACGTCGAGTGTTTTGGTTATCGTAAACGTATCGGTTCCCTTAATTTCGGCATAATACTTTCCAGCCTCGGGGACCGTATATTCACCCGCCGCGGGGTCCGCGACTATAAACACGTTCGACGTATCCGCGACGTTACTCGTAAACAGTTTTACGGACGATCCGGGTTCCGTATTCAAAATCTTTATCGTATTCAAACCGTCGTATTCGAGTTTTGGTCCACACCCAACCTCCGCCGCTCTTTGAAGGACCTGTTTTGGACTCATGAGGAAGTTATACGTACTCACTTCGTACGTTAAGAATTTTCGGAAGGTAATAGAATGATCACCAACACGCATGTGCATGTTTCCACTTCTCGAACCAACCGCGGCAACACTCGTATGTGTACCCGAAACCACAGGGTACCCGTTCACGTACCCGACCGCGTTACCCCCGGAATCGACCGTAAGGGCAATGTGGTGCCATTTACCTACCGTGAAACACTTGATCGTACCGGCTTGTATAAGAGTAGCGCCATTATTCCTATACAATTTTGCTGTTCCATCCGCTGCCATTTCGAAATGAATATCATTAGTATTATTACTTCCAATTGCCAATAACCCATTATACCTTTGTGCTTCTACAGGCATGAATATTGCATCCGCCGTTTGGGCCATATAGGACCCGTACTCAAAAATCCCTTCAGTCGATGTTACGTAAAAAACGTTCGATGTTCCTCCATCGGCGCGTTTCTGTAAAGAGTGTGACCCTTGTGTTGTAAATACTGAATTACTCGCACGACCAACTGGGTCGGTGTACCAATGGGTTGGTAACTTATACGTCGGCATGGACGCACTATCGATAATAGAGAACCGGTTAACTTCCGATCCCGTATCTTCGACGGCTGGTGGTAAACTTCGTCGACGCGGGTTCCCGACCTGGACCACCGCGGTATTCGCACCGTTTGGAGGTGCAACGTTCGTTTGAATAAGAACAATACCCGAACCACCGCGTCCGCCGTGTCCTTTAACACCACCGTCACCCTCCGTGTTGTACCCCGGGTGTTGGTCTCTAGCCTGGGTTCCCGCTCCACCACCACCACCACCCGTGTGTACCATACCATGTAATGACCCACCTCTAGCCATGTACCCGTTATAATGTCCACCGTACCCACCACCGCCGCGTCCACCGGGTATAGTTTCAATTTCGTTACGATTACCTCCACCACCACCACCCGCAAAGTATCCACCTTCACCGTACTCGTCCCCGAAATTGGTAAACGAACTTCCCGTTCCGAAGAATTTACCGATACCACCATCACCCGCATTACCACTCGATGCGTTTGCGCCTACACCTCCGGCACCACCACCACCACCACCTTCCAATGTAGTCGCACCATCACCACCTGCAGTACCTTGACTCGATGCTCCAGACGCACCGGTATTAAAATTATAATTGGACCCGTTACCACCGTTACCACCACCACCCGAACCACCTGATTTTGGTGAGTAACTTTGAGAACCACCACCACCACCGCCAATGGCGTTATCTAACCCCGTAAATGTCGTATCTTTACCGTTAAACCCTACTTGTATGTTCCCGGAACCACTACCAATACCACCCGAATCTCCGTTCCCGACGACGATCGTTTTCGTCGCACCGTTTGCCAAGCTCGTTCCCGCCGTATACACGAGACCACCGGCACCTCCACCACCACCTTCAGCTCGTCCACCACCACCGCCG